GCCAACAACGGCTTCTTCCGCGTGGTCAGCGTCACGACCACCAAGATCGTGGCCGCCGGCCTGACCCTGGTCGACGAGACCGCGGGCACCCGGACCTTTGACAACGACGGCATGATCCGCAACGGCGTCACGGAAAACAGCTTCGTGATGGAAAAGTTCTTCAGCGACAAGACCCAGTACCACACCTTCGCCGGATGCCTGGTGAGCACGCTGACCCTGAACCTGATCGTCGGCGAGTTCCTGACCGGCAGCATGGAGTTCCTCGGCAAGGACATGGTGCGCGACACCGCCACCGCCGGCAGCGGCGCCTACGGCGCGGCGAGCACCACGCCGGTAATGAACGCGGTCGCCAACGTGCAGAGCATCCTGGAAGGCGGCACCGAGCTGGTCGCCCCCTACGCCCTGCGGCAGGTTACCTGCACCATCAACAACAACCTGCGCGGCCTGAAAGCCATCGGCGTGCTGGGCAACTTCGACATCGGCATCGGCCGGAGCCTGATCAACGGCACCATGCAGATGTACTTCGAGGACGGCGCGATGGTGGACAAGTTCATCAACAGCACCGAGACCAAGCTGGAGTTTGTCGTGCAGGACACCGCCGGCAACGCCTACGTTGTGAGCTTCCCCCGGATCAAGATCACCACCCAGGAGGTGGTCGCCGGCGGTATCGACCAGGACGTCCTGCTCGACATGGAGTGGCAGGCGATCCGGGACGCGACCAACGACTACACCGTGCAGATCGACCGCTTCGCGGCGTAACCGCACACAACCGACCTGAGAGAGAGGTACAGCCACCGTGGAACTACTGGACTACTACACCGACGGCCCAAAGCACCGGGACGGGGTGTGGGTGGAGCTGGGCACTGCCCGGCTTCTGCTCGCACCCATGGACAACCCCGCCTACAAGGCGTTCACCCAGGAAGCGAAGATCAAGCGCGGAAAGGGGAAGGCGACCGAGGAGGACATCAGGACCCTGCTGGAGGAGGCGGTGGCGCACACCGTTGTCCGCGGCTGGGAAGGGGTGGAGCTAAACGGCGAGGCGGTGGAGTACAGCCCCGAGTTTGCCATTCGGGCATTCCGGGCGCTGCCAGGGTTCCTGGACACGGTTGTGACGCTGGCCTACGAGGAGGAGCGGTACCGGGAAGATGAGGTGGAGGACGTGCTCGAGCAGCTACGCCCTACATCAGCTGGAGCCTCGAATGGGGCAGCCAAGTCGAGTGGCTCGAAAAGCTAGAGCGCGACACCGGCAAGACGCCCAGGGCGCTCCAGCGCCGACCCGACATCACCGACCCCGCCCTCGTGGACCTCGTCGAGGCCTTCTGGCTGCTTTCGAGCAGCCGGCAGGTTTCACAGGGGGCCGTGAGCGGGATCGCGCTGAGCGAGATCCGCGCCTACCTGGCCATTTTCCCGCAACCGGACAACCGGCGCTTCGTGCGCATCATGAAGGGGCTCGACGGCGAGTACCTGGAGACCACGCGTAAGCGCTGGGAACAGAGAGCCAAGGGCAAAGGAGAACGGTAGGTGGCGACAATTCGAGTGATCGGGGTCAAGATCGACGGCCGCCTCGCCAAGCAGGGGGCGGTCCAGGTCCAGCGGGCCCTGCGCGATATCGAGAACACCGGCAAGAAAACCGCCAAGGGCATCCAGGGCGTCGGCCGGGCCATTTTCAGCCTGAAAACGGCGTTTGCCACGCTGGGCGTGGGCCTGGTCACCCGCGAGCTGGTCCAGGCCGCCACCGGCGCGCAGCGTATCGAGCGCGGCCTCAAGCAGGCCACCGGCAGCGCCGCCGGCGCCCAGAAGGCGATGGCCTTTCTGGACAAGGAGATACGCCGGCTCAACCTGAACATGGAGGCCGCCGAGAAGGGCTTTGTCGGCATCGCCGCCGCGGCCAAGGGCACCTCGCTGGAGGGCGCCGAGGCGCAAAACATCTTCCTGGGCGTATCCGAGGCCGCCACGGCCCTGGGCCTTTCGGCCGACCAGACCCAGGGCGCCCTGACCGCCATCGAGCAGATCATCTCCAAGGGCAAGGTAAGCGCCGAGGAGCTGCGCGGGCAGCTGGGCGAGCGCCTACCCGGCGCCTTCCAGATCGCGGCCCGTGCGGCCGGTATGACGACGGCAGAGCTGGACAAGATGCTCGCCGACGGCAAGCTGCTCGCCGAGGACTTCATCCCCCTGTTGGCCCGCCAGCTCCGGCAGGAGTTCAAGGGCAGCGCCGAGGAGGCCGCGAACAGCCTGCAGGGCTCGATCAACTCCATGAGCAACGCCATCCTCCGCTTCAAGCGGCGGATCGCCGCCAGCGACGCCATGGAGCCGCTGGCACGGGCCATCCAGGGCATCACCAAGATGCTCGACGATCCCGACTTCCTGAAAGGCGCCGAGAAGGCCGCCAACGCCCTGGGCCAGGCCATGCTGGCGCTGGCCGAGAACATCGACCTGGTGGGCATCGCGCTCGCCGCCCTGGCCGCCGGCAAGGCCGCCAGTCTGCTGATCGCCCTGGCCGGGGGCGCCCTGAAGTTTGCCCGCGGCATCAAGCTCGCCACCGCCGGCGCCATTGCCGCGGCCGGCGCCATGCGGGGCCTGGGCGCCGCGATGGCCGCCCTGCGGGTCCTGGGCCTGGCCGCCGCCGGCCCGGCCGGCTGGATCGTCGGCATCGGCACCGCCCTGTACATGCTCGCCGGGCGCGAGGACAAGACCGAGAAAGCAAGCGCGGACCTGCGCGCCGAACTGGACCAGCTGAGCACCACCAAGGTCACCATGAACACGGCCGGCATCACGGCCAAGATCGCCCAGGTCGAGGACGCCCTGAAGGCCGCTAAGGAGCGCGTAGCCGAGACCCAGGCCGCCCTGGACCAACTGGGCGAGAAGCAGGAGAGCAGCCGCGGGCGCAACCGTGGTGGCGCCACGCAACGCAAAAAGGCCCTGGAGGGCGACCTCAAGGCGCAAGGCGACGACGTAGCCTACCTGGAGGGCAAGCTCAAGGAGCTGCAGAAGGCCCTGGCCGACCTGGGCAGCACCGGCGGCGAGACCGACGAGGAGCTGGAGAAGCTGCGCGCCGCCTTCAAGGACAAGCTCTCCAGCGCCAGCGACGACCTCAAGGACAAGATCAAGGATGCCCGCGAGGAGCTGCAGGGCATGCGCGACGACCTGCGCGAGTCGGTCGACACCTTCGGCGAGAGCGACACCGCGGTCCTGAACTACCGCCTGACCCTGGGCGACCTGGCCGACGACGTGGCCCTGCTGGGCGACGAGGGCGACGCCCTGGTGAGCAGCCTGCTGGGCCTGCAGAGCCGGCTGGACAGCCTGGACAAGCAGACCGAGGCCAACAAGGACGCCCAGGAGACCTACAAGGAGCTGTTCGATGAGACCCGGACCAGCGCCGAGGCCTACGAGCTGGCCCTCAAGGACCTGGCAAAGACCGAGGAGAGCCTGCGCGCCAGCGGCGCCCTGACCGAGGAGCAGCTCGCCCAGCTCCCCGAGGTGATGGAGCGCGCCCGCAAGGAGGCGAAAAAGACCGCCGACGAGAGCAAGGACAGCTTCTCGGCCATGGAACAGTTCGCCATCCAGGCCGCCCGCTCGATGCAGAGCGCCATGAGTGATCTGTTTTTCAGCGTGATGCAGGGCGAATTCGACGACCTGGCCGACAACTTCAAGCGCACCATCGACCGCATGGTGGCCGACTTCCTCGCCAGCCAGCTGCTCAGCATGGTCGCCACCTCGGCGGCCGGCAGCACCAACCCGGCCCTGGCGGCCATTGGCGCGGTGGTCGCAGGCGGCGGCACCGGCGGAGCGCGGGCCGAGGGCGGCCCTACCCAGCGGGGCATGACGCACCTGGTCGGCGAGCGCGGCCCCGAGCTTTTCACCCCCCAGGAGAACGGCACCATCATCCCCAACCGGGCGATGGGCTCAATGCGGGCGCGTGCGGCCATGTCAGGCCGGCAGGCGGGCGATGGCGCCTCCCTGGACCGGATGCCCACCTTCGAGCACCACGCCCAGATAAGCCGCGGCCTGGGCGGCGTGGACGGCGAGACCGAACGGCTCACCACGGGCCGGACCATCGGCCAGCGGTGGCCTGGCCGGGCCCAGGGCGGCCCGGTGATGGCGGGCCAGCCGGTGGTCGCCGGCGAGGTGGGCCCCGAGGTGTTCGTGGGCAAGGGCGGCGACGGCGGCGGAGCGGCACCGATCAACCTGCACATGACGATCAACACGCCGAACGCCGATACCTTCCGCCAGAGCCAGGGCCAGATCCTGGCCGACATGAACCGCCTCCTGGCAGGCGCCCGGTTAAGGAACGGCTAATATGGCATTCATCGAAACCCCCCGGTTCCCCGAGACCCTGAGCTACGGCAGCGCGGGCGGCCCTGAGTACCTGACCGGCGTGGCGGTGCTCCAGAGTGGACACGAGCAGCGGCGCAGCGTCTGGAGCTACCCGCGTCACGCCTACAACGCCAGCTTTGCCCTCAAGACCCGCGAGAACGTCGAGGCCCTGCGGCAATACTTCCACGCCATGAAGGGGCGGTTTCATGGCTTCCGGTTCAAGGACTGGGCCGACTACACGTCGGCCGCCAACGGCAGGGACGCCCCCGATGACGAGGACCAGCAGATCGGCGTGGGCGACGGCGCCACCGTGGACTTTCAGCTGGTCAAGAACTACGCCACGGGCACCGAGACCCTGGTGCGATCGATCGCCAAGCCGGTGAGCGGCACGGTGGTGATCGCGCTCGACGGCGCACCGCAGGCCAGCGGCTGGAGCGTGGACACCACGACCGGCATCGTGACCTTTGTCAGCCCGCCGGCCGGCGCGGTGGTGGTAACCGCCGGCTTCGAGTTCGATGTGCCCTGCCGTTTCGACACCGACCGCCTGAGCGTGACCGCCGACACCTACGGCATCCAGAGCGCCGACGTGCCGATAGTGGAGCTGCGCGTATGAGCAAGACCGCCAGCGCCAACCTGAAGGCCACCCTCGCCAGCGAGGAGATGACCACCGCCACCTGCCTGCTGCTGGAGCGTACCCGCTTCACCCCGCGGATCGTCGCCATCACCCAGGCGGCCAACGGCGTGGTCGAGACCGAGATCGCCCACGGCCTGACCACGGGCGACCAGGTGGTGATCCGCGGCGGCGACATGGTCGAGATCGACGACACCACCATCACGGTCACGGTGACCGACGCCACCCACTACGAGACCGGCATCAACACCACCGGCTACACCGCCTACACGGGCGGTGCGACCAGTAACCCGCTGCTGGGCTTCACCGACCACGACAGCCCGATCACCTACCAGGGCGTGACCTTCCAGGGCGACCTGGGCTACACCCCGAGCGCGGTGGTCAACAGCGGCGACCTGGCCGTCGACAACCTGGACCTCTACGGCCTGCTCGACAGCCTGGCCCTGGAGGAGCAGGACATTCTGGCCGGGCGCTACGACTACGCCCGCCTGCACCTTTTCCTGCTCGACTACGAGAGCCTGGCCGACGGGCACATGAGCCTGAAGTACGGGCGCATCGGCGAGGTGAGCCTGCAGCGCGACCTCTACACCGCCGAGTTCCGCGGCCTGGCCCAGAGCCTGGACCAGGACACTATCGAGCACTACATGCCGAGCTGCTGGGCCACCTTGGGCAACGCCAAGTGCGGCATCGACCTGACCGACCCGGCCCACAACACCACCGGCACCATCAGCGGCCTGATCAGCCAGCGCCAATTTGAGGACACCAGCCTCACGGGGGCGACCGGGACCTGGCGCGGCGGTATCCTGCGGTGGTTGACCGGCAACAACGCCGGGCGCGAGGTGGAAGTGGTCAAGCACATCCAGAACGACCCGGACCACGGCAACAACACCACGGTGCAGCTGATCGAGGGCGAATTCGGCACCCTCCAGATCGGCGACACCTACGCCATCACCCGCGGTTGCGACAAGAGCCTGGCGACCTGCCGGGACGTTTTCGCCAACACCGTGAATTTCCGCGGCTACCCGCACCTGCCGGGCCTGGCCGAGATGCTCAACTACGGCAACCGCACGGCCGAGGTGGACTGATGGCGACCGCAGAACAGATCATCGCCGAGGCCCGCAACTGGATCGGCACCGCCTACAAGCACCAAGGCCGGCAGCGCACGGTGGCCGTGGACTGTATCGGCCTGGTCTTTGGCGTGATGCACGCCTGCGGGATGGGCAGCACGCTGTTCTGGGCCGACTTCAACCGGCGCCACCGCAGCTACAAGCGGGTGCCGGACGGCCACACCCTGCATGACATTTTCAGCACCTACACCCCGGAGTACCCCAAGACCAAGGCCCAGCCCGGCGACGTGCTGCTGATCTGCATGGCCGGCATGCCCAGACACACCGCGATCCTGACCGAGCGCAACACCATCATCCATGCGCACAGTGAGGCCCGCGGCTGCCTGGAGCAGCCCTGGATCGACACCTGGTACAACGACACCGCTACCGCCTTCCGCATTCTTGAGACCGAATGGCAGGACGGCTGGCCGGTGGAAAGGAGGCGCGCTTAATGGCGGTCCTGGCAGTAGCGGCCCTGGGCGGCGCGGTCGGCTTCGGCCTGACCGGCACGGCCATCGGCCTGAGCATCGGCTGGGCGGTCGGCAGCTACCTGGGAAGCCAGCTCTTCCCCACCCAGCTGCCGGACGTGGAGGGCCCACGCGTCACCGACCTGACGGCCTCGACATCGAGCTACGGGCTCACCCGAACGCGGGGCTACGGCACCATCGGCGTAGCCGGCAACCTGATCTGGAGCGCCCCGCTAACCGAGCACCGCCAGACCGACACGGTCGGCGGCAAGGGCGGCGGCGGGAGCAGCCAGAAGGTGCGCACCTACAGCTACACGGTGAGCTGCGCGTGGGCGCTGTGCGAGGGCCCAGTGAGCGCGGTGCGGCGCATCTGGTTTGACACCGAGCTGGTCTGGGACAGCCGCGAGACCAACACCGGCATCAGCGTCAAGGAGGGCGTGAACCTGCGCGTCTACCGCGGCATCGAGGAGCAGGGCCAGGACAGCACCATCGCCGAGATCGAGGGCCTGGACAACACGCCGGCCTACCGCGGGACCTGCTACATCGTCACCAAGGACCTGGACCTCACGCCCTGGGGCAACCGCCGCCCGAGCGTGCGCGCCGAGGTAGTGATCGAGGCCACCGGCACCAACCCGGCTCAGTCATTCGCCGCCGTCGGCTTCAACAGCCTGCACACCGACCGGGCCAGCTACTGGACCTCGGTGACCGACCTGGTCGGCGACGACATCGGCATCTACGACATCGCCACCAACACGCTGATCGCCAGCTGGCCGCTTCCCAGCCTGGGCGTTGGCAGCGTCGAGACCTGCGGCTTTCACAACGGCATCATTTACGCGATAGGCTGGGTGGACAACAACGACATCCGGTACATTTCCTACGACGCGATCACCGGCGAGCAGCTGTGGATCAGCGGCGACTACGCGAGCGCCGCCTTTGTTCCGCAAGACAGCACCACCATGGCCCACAAGGAGTTCATGACCTCCGGCGGCTTCCTGGGTAGCGGCTTCTTCATTTTCGAGTACGGCGACGACGGCTCGCTGATCCCGGTATTTTCAACCTCCGACGGCCCGACGAGCTGCGAGTATTACGGCAGCCAGGTGGAGCCCGACACCGGCTACGTTTGGATGCTGGTCGACGACGTATCCAAGCCCACGCTTTACCTCGTAAAACTGGACCTGAACCCCGACTACGTGGCCGGCATCAGCGCGGTGAAGTACATCACCAGCTACCAGAAGGTGGACCTCAAGCAGTGCTTCGACAGCAACGGCGAGTACATCGGCACCGGCGGCGCCGCGGCGGACAACTTCTACGACGTCCGCTTTATGCTGGCCTACGACCCGAGCACCCAGAGCATCATCATCCACCAATTCACCGACGGCAGCGGCACCTACCTGCCCGAGGGCATCTACCGCCTGGAGTGCACCACCCGCCACGACCTGAGCACGCTGCGCATCGCCGCGAGCCGCACCGACATCGTGACCACCCAGAACAACGAGACCCTGAACATCGGCAACACGCCGCTGGGCGACGGTATCGTCTACTACGAGAGCAACGGCGACCGGCTGTTTCTGCTGAACGCGCTCGACCTGGCGACCGTGGACGTGATCGACTGGAGCGGCAGCATCCCAAACCTGCTCGCCTACAACACCCCCCAGGGCGACTGGCAGAGTCGCGGCCTGATCCAGGGCGTGAACAGCAACGGCGCCTGGAAGCTGCAATGGGACCGCTGGCCGGCTACGGGCCAGACCCTGGACATCGTGGTCGCCGACATTTGCACCCGCCACGGCCTGGCCGCCGAGGAGATCGACGTAACCGACCTGGCGACCAAGACCGTTAACGGCTTCACCCTGAGCCGGCCGGTCAAGGCCCGCGCCCAGATCGAGAGCCTGATGGGGGCCTACTTTTTCGAGGCGGTCGAGACCGACCAAAAGCTGGTGTTTCAGCTCAAGGACAACGCCAGCCTGACCACCATCACCGAGGACGAGCTGGCGGCCCATGAGCCAGGCCAGCAGCTGCCGGACGCGGTGCTGCTCAAGCGCAAGGAGCTGTACCAGCTGCCCCAGACGGTGCAGGTGACCTGCGTAAGCCGCGAGCTGGAATACGAGCCGACCAGCCAGTACAGCCGGCAGCCGACGAGCCCCACCGAGGACCTCCTCAAGCTGGAGTTTCCGCTGGTGTTCACCGACGACGAGGCCGCCCAGATCGCCGAGAAGTGGATGCAGAGCATCCGGGCCGAGCGCCACACCGGCACCATCGTCCTGGGGCCGAAGTACCTGCAGTACAACCCCGGCGACATCGTGACCGTGCAGAACAACGGCGTGAGCTACCAGTTCCGCCTGCTCAAGACCGCCATGGGCGGCCTGCCGGGCCTGATCAAGGCCGAGGTTTCGACCTACGACGCCCAGGCCTACGACAGCCAGGCGGTGGGCGCCGCCCCGATAGGCTTCTACAGCGCCACGCTGAACCAGGCACCGATCAGCGCCTTCTTCATGGTCTGGGCCCCACCCCTGCGCGACAGCGAGGACGATGGCGGCTTCTACGCCGCCTTCGCCCCCTACAGCATCCCCGACACCTGGAAGGGCGCCACGCTGTACCGGCGGCCCCTGGACGGCGACACCTGGACCGAGCTGGCAACGGGCCTGAGCCGGGCCCTGGTGGTCAACGAGGCAGCCGGCGCGATCCTCCCGGAAGGCGAGAACGCCACGACCTGGGACTGGGTCAACACGATCAACGTGCGGGTCTGGAACAGCGACACCCTGGCGACCGAGACCGAGCTGGACGTGCTCAACGGCCTCAACGCGCTATTTTTCCCGGTCAGCGGCGAGCTGCTGCAGTTCCAGGTCGCCACCCTGGAGGGCGACGGCACCTACACCCTGAGCGGCCTGCTGCGTGGGCGGCGCGGTACCGACTTCGGCATGGACGATCACGTCACCGGCGAGGTGGCGATCATGCTCGATGCCGGCCGGCTTTACCGGGTGCAGGACAGCGCGGCCAACTACCTGACCACCTTCCAATACGCCGCGGTCACGCTGGAGAGCACCCTGGAGCGGGCCCGCAAGGAGAACTGGACCAGTCAGGGCAGCTTCATCAAACCCCTGAGCCCGGTCGGCCTGGAGGCCAGCCGCAATGCCGTCAACAACGACCTGGAGCTGAGCTGGATCCGCCGGGCCCGTTTGAACGCCCAGTGGCTGGATCTGGTGGACGTGCCGCTCGACGAGCCCACCGAGGAATACGATGTCGAGCTGTACCAGGGCGCGGACCTGCTGCGCACCGAGCGCGTGATCGGCGCCTCCAGCTTCGTCTACACCGCCGCCATGCAGAGCACCGACACCGGCGGCGATCTGGCCGGCGACTTCAACTTCTGCGTCTACCAGATCAGCAGCCGGGTCGGCCGCGGCTGGGGCGCTTGTCTGGAAACGATCATCGAGCCGGTTGCTACCAACTTCGACGAGTACCTGGTGAACGAGGTACCGGCCAACTGGCAGATCATCCAGCCGGCATACCAGACCTGGGAGATCCTCGACGCCGGCGGCGGCGACCTCTACGTGAACCACAACCACGCTGGCCACGGCTGGTCGATGCTGAACTGGAAGCGAACCAAGGTGCACCGCGACGTGGAGGTGCTGGTCAAGAGCCGCCAGTGGCTGGAGACCACATTTAGCGGCGACGCGATCTACGGCGTGCAGGTAAGAAGCGACGCTACGCTCTACAACGGCTACCTGGCCGGCTTCTGGAACGACACCGGGACGGCGGTGCTGTGCGCCCCGAGCGGTAGCGGCAACGCCTACAGCTGGGTGCTCAACGTGCCAACCAAGAAGCAGGCCAGCAACGAGTGGTGGTGGACGCGGCTGCAGTGCGTCGGCAATGAGATCAAGGCCAAGTTCTGGAAGGACGGCACCGGCGAGCCAGCCGGATGGGACATCGAGATCACCGATACCACTTTCCCGGATGCGGGCTTCAGCGGCCTGCGCGGCCACTACCACTACTGGGCCGGCCCCACACAATGGGACTTTTTCAGCCAGGCCTACGACGGGCACCCGGCGCCCAACACCGTATAGGAGAACACCATGGCGACCACGCCCAACCTTGCCATCACGCACATCGAGAGCAACCAGAGCCAGAAGGAGGTCACGGCTAACGAGGCCTTCGACACGCTCGACGAGGCCATCGCCGGCGAGCTGCTCCACAACATGACGAGCGATGCCAACTACACGCTCGACACCGCGGAGCCGAACAAGGAACACGAAAACCTCGTCTTGCACATCACCGACACCGGCGTGGTGCTGACGACAACGCGGGATATCATTCTGCCGGAAGCGCCGCATCTCTACGTGGCATGGAACGCGACCGCCCAGACCCTGCGCTTCAAGACGGCCAGCGGGGCGGCCTTCTCGGTTGCCGCTGGCAGCGTGCGGCTGTTCTACATCGACAGCACAAGCTACGACGCCGTGGCCATTGCCGACGACAGTACCGGCGCCGGTATCGACTTCAACGAGCTGGGCGACGTGCCGGCGAGCTACACGGGCGACGGCGGCAAGGTGGTCAAGGTGCGCGGCGACGAGCTGGGCCTGGAGTTCGTCACCGAGAGTGCGGCGACGGGCGTCTTCTGGGCGGTACCGCACAAGGGCGCTCTGGTGAGCCTTACCAGCGACGATCTGGCGACCAATGCATCCAGCGGTTACACCATCCCCTGGGACAGCGAGGACCGCGACACGGACGCCTTCGTCGACCTGGGCGCCCAGGCCACCCGCATCACTATCCCCTCGGGCTTCAGCCTGGTGCGGTTCAGCGGCGCGGTGGCGCTGGAGAACATGAGCACGAGCTATGGCGCCATGCTGCGCCTGCGCAAGAACGGCGTGGCCGTGGAGGCCTGGCGCATGGACCAGGGCGACGGGCGCTTTACAAACCCGACCATCCAGGTGCAGACCCCGGTGATCCCGGTCAGCGCCGCCGACTACTTCGAGCTGGAGCTGTACGTCGAGACCGACAGCAGCGTGGACGTGAAAGCGGGTTCCTGGTTCCAGATGGAGGTGATGGAGACCACCGCCGGCGGCAACCCGCCCTACGACATCGGCTTCTATTTTTCCGGGCTGCCGAACGACGGCCAGGAGGTCCTGCGGTTGAAAGTGACCCGCGGCTTCACCATCCCGGACGGCGCAACCGGCAGCAACGCCGAGGCCCGCGTGGCATCGACCGGAAACGTGGCCTTCTCGGTCAAGCGCAACGGCACCGAGTTTGCCACCGTGACATTCAACACCAGCGCCACGGGCGCATTCGCCCAGACCGGCGATGAGACCTTCGTCGAGGACGATGTGCTGACGGTCGTCGCGCCGGCCAGCGCGGACACCACGCTGGAGGACATCGGCTTCATGCTCAAGGGCACCCGGACAACCTAACAGGAGGAAAACACCATGGCCCTGCTTTTTATGGATGGCTTCGACGCCTACGAGGACAAAAGCTCCTGGGAGCACGACGAGCGCTGGGGCGTCAGTTCTGTCAACTTCACCCCGACCACCGGCCGTATCAACGGCAAGGCCGTCTACTCCACCGGCGCCTACGAAGCGAGCGCCCTGCTGAGCGCCGACAGCAGCGCTACCATTTTCGTCGGTTTTGCGATGAAGATACTCACATCGCCGACCGCATCCCGCGACGTGCTCGACCTCTACGACACCGACGGCAACCTGGAAGGGCGGCTGGTCATTAACGCGGATCGCACCTTTTCCTACGAGGTCGGCGGCATCACGGTCGTGGCGACGAGCAGCGCGGGCATCTCCACCGGCGAGTGGCACGCCATCGGCCTGGAGGTTTACATGCACGCCAGCGCCGGCACCGTGAAAATGTGGATCGACGGCGTGCAGGTGGCGAACGGTAGCGCCCTGGACACCCTGGACGGGACAGCCGCCAGCATCCGGCAATTTCTGATCCGCACCACAAGCGGCCATACCACGTACTGGGATGACCTGTTTATTGGCGACGACAGCGGCAGCGACCTCACCGCCTACCCCGGCGACTGCCACATCGAGATGCTGACCCCGAACGCCAACGGCACCACCAACAACTTCACCGCCAGCCCGGCCGTGAGCAACTACCTCAACGTCGACGACGGCAACCCCAAGGACGATGACACCACCTACAACTACAGCGCCACGGCGACCGACAAGGAGCTGTACGGTTTCAGCGCCATCACCGGCAGCCTGGATGCCGTCTACGCCGTGCAGGTCCAGGCCGCGGTGCGCAAAGAGGGCGCCGGCTCCCGAACCGTGAACCTGATCGCCCGGAGCAGCGCCACCGAGAGCGACAGCGCCCAGAAGGGCATGGCGGTCGATGACTACCTGTGGGTCACGCACCACTACGAGAACGACCCGAACGGCGGCGGCAACTGGACCCAGAGCGCTGTGAACGCTGCGGAATTCGGGCTGGAGATCGGGGCCTAAGCGGTGGCGAACTATACCGAGACATTCAGCGGCCAGACAACGGGCAGCGCCTCGTCGACGATGACCAGCCGCTGGGCGGCCGACAGCGGCTGCACGGTCGAGAACCCGGCCCTGGGCGAGCAGGACAGCCGGGTCCTGCAATGGACCACCGGCGCCGGCACTAGCTGGCGGTTCTTCAGCCTGGACGCGGTCGACGGCGACAGCAACCGTGCCAATTTCGAGATCCTGGCCCGCTACCGCGTCGAGGGCGACGACGACAACCTGTTCTGGTTGATCGGCCGCGGCAGCGGATCGAGCGGCAGCGAGAACGGCTACGCCTGCGGCATGAGCAGCGACGGCACCATCAAGATCGGGCGCCTGAACGCCGGTACCTTCACCGCCCTGGTATCGGTCAACGCCGACATCTGGCAGAGCCAGCTGCTCAACGGCAGCGCGGATAACTTCAACTTCAGCCCATACGACGAGTGGTTTAACTGCCGGTTCCGCGTCAACGGCACCGGCGCCACGGTCACGGTGCAGGCCAAGTTCTGGCGGCAATTCGCCGCCGAGCCAGAGCAGTGGACGCTGGAAGCATCCGACACCGACGCCAGCCGCATCGTCGCCGCCGGCTGGCTGGGCCAGGCGAAGTACAACGACACCTGGGACAGCTACCTGGACAGCATCGCTGTTGCCACCAACGGCGACACGGCCGTCGGGGCCGCCGGCACCGAGAACATCCGGGCCACCGCCGTCAACGCGAACGTGCTGCTCACGGACGCCACGGGGCCGGTGCGGTTGACCGCCGCGAACGTGAACGTGCTGGGGGCCAGCGATGCCGGCCCGGTGCGCCTGACAGCGGCGGTCGTGAACGTGCTCTACCACATCGCCCCGCCCAGGCCGCAAACGGTCATATGCACCATCACCCAGGACTACGCCTCATGAGCCCACCGGAACCGAACGATCTGAACGAGTACGTGCACCACCGGCTGGAGCGCATCGAGCTAAAGATGGACCGCCTGGTCGAGGCGGTGACGCAGATCGCCCGCCTCGAGGAGCGCATCGGCCAGACTCTGGACAAGACCAGCCGCCTGGAGGAGGAGCTGCACCACGTCCGCGAGCGGTGCACGGCCCTGGAGAAGGGCAGCGCCCGCGACGGGGTCTACATCGGCATGGTGGAGCGGACCATTTATCACGTCCTCGGCCTGGGCGCGGCAGCGCTGGTCGGGGCCTTCTTCGCCTACGCAAAATTCGGAGGGCCATAGCATGGTCGACCTGGAACCCAACAACCTACGGCTGCTGGTGGTGCACTGCAGCGCCACCCCGCCCAGCCTGGACATTGGCGCCGAGGAGATCCGGCGCTGGCATGTGGACGGCAACCATTGGAGCGACATCGGCTACCACGGCATCATCCGCCGCGACGGCCTGTTTGAGGCAGGCCGGCCCTATCACCGCATCGGCGCCCACGCCAAGGGCTGGAACAGCATGAGCTGGGGCCTGTGCCTCGTAGGGGGCGTTTCTGAGGCCGATCACGCCAAGGCCGAGGCCAACTACACCCCCGAGCAATACGACACCCTGTTTAAGACCCTGCGCGCCTGGCAGGAGCTGGCGCCCATGGCGGCCGTCTGCGGCCACCGGGACCTCGACAGCGAGCACCAACGCCTAAAGGCCTGCCCGAGCTTCGACGTGCGGGCCTTCTACCTGGAGCGGCAACTCGCCCGGTAGGCACCGAGCAGCGGGCCGGCGTGCTCCTCCGCGCCGGTTTGATGCAGGGGGGTCCAGGCGGAGCGCCGTTGGTGGCTTCGGCAGGACGCACGGGCCCCCCACCCTTATCCTCCTTTCCCCGGCCCCAGCGCCGGGGTTTTTTATAGCCCGATAAAAAAGTGAAAAAGGGGGTTGCAAAGGGGTACAAACAATGCCATAGTAGAACCGTACAAAGGAGAACCGAGATGGCTGAATACGACAACAAAGAGCGGGACGAGATGCTGGAACTGATCGCCAAGGCGACCCTCGACATCGAAACCCTGGAGACCCGCAACAGCGACGGTCTGGACTTCCACGACCTGGCGGTCTGGACGCTGAAGCAGGCCCTGCAACAGGCCTACAGCGCCGGCTACAACCGCGCCGGCTTCATGGCCGCCGAGGAGGAGCGGACAGCATGAGCAAGTACAAGGTCACCCTGAAGTTTTACGACGAGCACGACCGGGTCGTCTACCTGCGCCTCCCGCCGGAGACCGCCTGGTTCATGACCACGAGCCGCGGGACCATCAACGAGGACGTCGCTGACGCCCTCTTCGAGCAGGCCCGCAAAGCCAACCTGCCGGCGGGAGCCCGCCCGGTTTTCAACCTGCCCACCAAGGGCTAACAGCGAGAACAGGAGAACCACCATGTATCAAGGCAAAACACTCACCGAACTAGCGATGGAAGTCGACCGCCAGAGCGCCCAGAAGCGCGACCTGGTCGCGGACACCAGCCTAATGAAGGTCAGCGAGGACGCCAACCGCGTCACGCTGGAGGAGGCCGGCGAGTTCCGGCTGAACGACCTGGCGCACCGCCAGATCGGGACCCGGCTCAAGATCCCGGCCGCTTACTACGACCGGCTGCGGATCAGCCACCCGGACCTGCTGGCCGACAACATCAACTACCTCTTTCAGGCGGAGCCGGAGAAGCGCATGGTGCGCACCCTCGACGGCAACGCCCGAGCCTTCCTGAGCAACCGCTACCACCGCATCGACAACGACGTGGTCCTCGGGATGGCCATCCGCACGCTGCAGGAGACCGACCTGGCCCTCCAGGTGGCGAGCGCGGAGGTCACCGAGCGCCGGCTTTACCTCAAGGTCACCTTTCCCCAGATCGAGCGCGAGGTGAAGGTCGGCGACGTCGTGCGCAGCGGCATCCTGATCAGCAACAGCGAGGTCGGCCTGGGCAGCTACCAGGTGGCGCCCTTCCTGGAACGCCTGATCTGCACCAACGGCATGGTGGTCAACGACATGGGCAACCGACGCGCCCACGTCGGCCGGGCCACGGGCAACGAGGCGGACGTCTACGAGCTTTACCAGGACGACACCCTGAAGGCCGACGACCAGGCCCTGCTGCTCAAGATGCGCGACATCATCATGGCCTGCGCCAAGCCCGAGACCTTCACCAAGGTGGTCGCCAAGATCCAGGCAGCGGCCGAGGACCGGATCACCGGCAACCCCGTCAAGGCGGTCGAAGTGCTCAGCAACAAGCTGGGCTACACCGAGACCGAGAGCAGCCGGATCCTGACCAACCTCATCAACGGCGCCGACCTGAGCCGCTGGGGGATGCTCAACGCGGTCACCGCCACCGCCCACGACACCGAGGTGATGGCGACCTACGACCGGGCCACCGACCTGGAGACCGACGGGGGCAAGATCCTGACCCTTTCACCCCAGGACTGGAAAGTGATCGCCGAGGCAGCGTAAACTACCCGCGCCGGCTTTCCCCAAGGCCGGCGCTTTCTTCATGTCCATCTCTAACTTTTGACCGGCCAGCCCCCCTTGCTAGGCCGGTTTTTTTTGCCCGCGCCCGCTTGCTATTTGTACCCGTTGCAGTACACTAGAGTCATAGGCAAGAACAACCACAACACGAGGAAAGCCGCCATGACCAACAACACCATCAGCATCAGCAGCAGCGAGTACCGGGCAGCCTGGAAAAAGGCCCCGACCGGCAAAGGCAACTGGGCCTTTGAGATGAGCGCCCCCGGACACGGCTGCAGGACTGACATTTTTTTCAGCGGCTACGGCTACTACAGCGAGGCCAAGAAAAGCGCCGCCAAGCACGCCGCGGCCAACGGCTGGACCGCCATCAAGGTCCTGCCCTAACCCCGAACCGAGACCCAGGAGAACCGACATGACCATCAGAGCCGACAACGAGATCGTCGACAGCATCAACCCCGCCACCGACCAGCCCTGGATGCGCCCCCTGGACGCCAGCGAGGCGCACGGCTTCCAGGGCATCGAGGGCCGCCTGGAGGACGCCCGCATCGCCGAGCTGGAGATCGACGGCATCGGCGCCCAGCTGGTCCTTTGCCAGAACGCCCTGCAGCTGCACCTCTGGGGGCCGGAGGACGAGCTGATCTGCTACGACTACCCCGAGGAGCGCCGCCCGGTGCGCGAGCTGATGGCCCAGGGCCTGCTGAACCTCGCCGACCTCGGCCTCGACTTCGAGGACCTGGAGCGCCTGGGCTGGGAGCGGATCGTATGATGCGCCGCCCGACCACGAGGGCCCAGCGGGCCCTCAAGGCGATCTGGGACGAGGTCGACCACCTGGAGATGCACTGCCACGGGCGGGCCCCGTTCGTGCCAGGGCGCACCATCACCCCCGACATTGACAAGCGCCCGCTGGTGGCCGCCCTCTACCGCATGGAGACCATCCTGCGCGAGGACGAGCAGGCCTGCCGGCTGCTGGCCCAGGCCCTGATCGCGGCCACCGGCGGCGAGCCGGTCCTGGTGACCGACCAGGCCCTGCGCGAGGCCCAAGAGATCGAGGTCCAGACCGAGCGCCAGCTCGACACCCCAGGCGTCAAGATCCAGCTCCGCCGCCGCGGTTGAGACCAGCAGGCGCCGACCGGCGGCGCTTGCTATTTGTACCCGTTGCAGTACACTAGAACTGTACCAAGCGAGAACCAACAACCCGGAGAACCAGACCATGACCAACCTGACCGAAAGCACCCTGGCCCTTTTTACCGACCTGGTCGAGGACGCCGACAACTGGAGCGGAACGCCCCTTTTCCAGGGCGGCAAGCGCGAGCGAGGCAACCTGACCGACCTGAAAAAGCACGGCCTGGTGATCACCCAGACCGAGGACGGCTGCACCTGGGTGTTTTTCACCGAGGCCGGCAAGGCCTTTGCAGCCGAGCAGCACATCGAAGGCGCCCAGTACCTCTAACAACGACGGCGGCCAGGGACGGCCCAACAGGAGAACCGACATGACCGAGACAACACGACGCATCACCGACTACAACGGTCACCACCACACCCTCTGCGCACCGCTGGTGAACGCGATCCACCGCCCAGTGACGGTGATCGTGGGCGACGCCCGGAGCCACGAGCGCGTGGCCTTCGACGAGTGGCAGCGCCGGGCCCTGGCGGGCGAGCACCCCCAGCCGGTGATGAAGGTGGTGATCGAGACCGACGACCGGCACTACACGGCTCCGGCGAGCGCCCAGACCGTTTGGGACATCAGAACCGGGCGGCTTTACCCGGTGAGCCTTCGCACCGTCGGTGACGACGGCGGCATCGGGCTCTGGGGCCGCTACATCCGGCACCGCTAACACGAGGAGAACCGACATGAGACAAGCACTACCGATCCTGATACTGGCGGCCGTCCTGATGACGGCCATGGCCCAGGGCACCCTGGGCACGATCAACGCCCTGAGCGGCAAGCTGCAGACCATCACCCAGGTGGAGCGGCCATGAACGGCCCAGGCGACTACCCGGTCAACGCCTACCTGAAGGCGAGCCACCGCGGGCTCTGGGGCGCGACCAAGCAGCGAGCGGTCAAGGCCCTGGACGCCGAGCGCATCGAAACGATCAACGAGCAGATCGCCCGGTGCCCGCGGTTTCGCATGCCCTACAACATGAACCAGCTGATCAAGGGCGAGAAGCCCTACGCAGGCGTGCGCATGCCCTACGGCGACATGGTGCTGGAGTTCCAGCACGACGACGCCGAGCGCCCGCACAACCAGCCAGGCCAGGTGGTCGGCACGGTTGAATTCGTGCACCTCCAGGAGATGTACCAGACCGGGCCAGCTGACCAGGTCGAAACGGTCTACCTGGACGGCGACCCCAGGGGCGACCCGGTCGGCTTCATGATGGTGGTGCCCGTTTGGTTCGAGGACGAGCGGACCTGGGGCGTTTTCCCCTGGGCGGCGTTCGTGCTTTACCCCGACCAAACCGTCTACAGCCTGGAGGAGGAGAGTGCCGGCGACACCTGGCTGGAGGAGGTAGCGGACAAGGACCGCGTGCTGGCGATCATGGCGGAGAAGCTGCTACCGGAGACCGCGGCGCTTTTCGAGGACCGATGGGACAAGGAGGGGCAGAGCCAGGCTGACAAGCGCGACCTGTTGATCGCCCAGCTGCGCGACGTCACCTACGAGGTGATGGCCTTCCTGAGCCTGATGACCTGCCGCAACGTGAAGCGGATCGAGGTGGCACCGAGCGCGTCGGCCCGCAAGAAGGCCGCCAAGGCGGGCAAGATCCCGCCCTACACCTACCACACCCTGGACATCTTTCTCGACGACGTGCAGCGCCACGCTGCGCCCCAGGGCGGAAAGCACGAGCCCCCGCGGCTTCACCGCGTGCGGGGGCATTTCAAGAACCGCTCTACCGGCCGGTTTTGGTGGCGCCCGTTTGCACGGGGCAACCGCGGCCGAGGGCAGGTAGACAAGACCTACCAACTGAAGCAAAAACGACAGGAGAACGACCATGACCCAGAGCAACCATAACCCGCTGGCGAGCCTGGCGGTGCGTCTGTGCATCCGCGAGGGCACGGCGGCCGACGGCATCGAGGAGGCCCTCGACGTGCTCGACTTCGCCCAGTACATGCGCCGGGCAGCGCAGAGCTACCTGTTCAGCCAGGGCGGCACGCTTTCCGGCGTGATCGTCGAGGTCGAGAGCGATGACTGAGCAGCTGGATCTCGAACGCCCCGACGAGCGGTGGGCCGGCGCCAACTGGCACGGCCCCAGGGGCACCGCCCTGCGCGACTGGCTGACCGAGGTGCGCGCCATCGAGGCGGCCATCCGGGAGCGGGAGCAGGTGCGCAGCCAGCGTAAGGACTACGCCAGCCCCGCATCGGTCGCCTGGCGCCTCGACTGCCTGGCCGACCTGGCCGCCGTCCTGGAGCACAACATCGGGCGAATTTAGTACCCTTTTGTACCCGAGCGCAGTACACTGAACGAGAACAACGGGAGTAACGCATGAGCTACGAGAAAATACCCAACAACAAGCGGTCGCCGACGGCCGTGCACTTCTACCGGATCGCCTACCGGGACACCCACCAAGTGATGGTGCGGTTTTCACGCGGCGTGATGGAGAAGGCCGGCTGGAAGCCAGGCGACAAGGTAGACGTCGAGTTCGACGACCGGAAAAAGCGGCTGCGGATCACCAAGACCCGCGGCGGCTCCTTCACCATCGGCACCAAGGGCAGGGCCCTGGGAGCCAGGCCCACGCTGGGCCAGGTGCGGTGGGCCCTGCGCGAAGGCCGGCCGGATATCACCGGCACCTTTCACACCGAGAACTGGACCTACCGCCACACCGACCACGCGCTGGTGATCAACACCGGCGACAACATGAGGAAAACCGCATGAACCAGAACCAGCGAGAACCCGAGAACCAGGGCCGGGCCTTGGCCGCCATCGAGGCCCTGATGGCCGACAAGAAGGCCTCCGGCCGTTTCACCCGAGCGCGCATCGACCCGGCGCTGAAGTTCCGCGACGAGTGCGAATACGCCCTGGAGATCGTCAAGGGCAGCCCGAAGCTGATGAGCGCCGACCCGGACAGCGTGCGCGAGTGCATCGAGGACGTGGCCCGGCTGGGCCTGACGCTGCGCAAGAGTAGCCAGCAGGCCTACCTGGTGCCGCGGTTCATCAAGGGCCGAGGCGTGCTCTGCACGCTCTACACCAGCTGGAGGGGCCTCAAGACCGCGGCGGACAAGTGGGGCGGCCTGCTCGACATGACCGCCCAGGTGGTCTACGCGAACGAGCCCTTCGAGATGACCATGGGCACGCACCCCGAGGTGAAGCACACCGTGATCGCCAACCACCAAGCCCGCGGGCCGCTGGTCGGCGCCTACTGCATCGCCTACATGAAAAGCGGCATCACCAAGGTCGAGTACATCGACAAGGAGCAGATCGAGCGGGCGCGCTCATCGAGCGAGACAAAGCAGGACCGCAGCGACAACCCATGGAACAAGTGGTATGAGGAGATGGCCCGCAAGACGGTCGTGCGCCGGGCAGCCAAGCACTGGGGCGGCAGCCCAGAGATGGACACCAGCCTGGAGGTGCAGAACAAGTACGAGGGCCTGGGCATCGCGGTCGACGACGCCGAGCCGGAGACCTTCGACACGGTGACCGACGAGGACCTGCTGGCGTTTCACGCCCGCCTGACCGACCAGGGCATGAACGCCGACAAGGTGCTGGCCCGCGTGGCCGGCGTGATGGGCCTCGACAAGATCGCCGAGCTGGGCAGCCACCGCGTCGCGGAAGCAAACGAGTGGATCACCAAGGCCATCACGGCCCATACTGAACGGCAGCGAGAAAAGGAGAACCAGTGAAACAGACCCCGCGGAAGTACCGGCTCATCAAGAGCCCGGTGCCGCATGCCCAAGCCTTCGCGCTTGGCAACGGCATAACCATCTTCAGGAGCCACGAGAACGGCAGCTGGCACCTGAGCATCGCCCACCCCAAGCGCAACCCGAGCTGGAAGGAGCTGCACGACATTCGCTACGACCTGGTGCCCGAGGACGCCTACATGGCGCTGATCCTTCCGCCCCGGCGCGAGTACGTGAACCTGCACGAGCACTGCTTCCACCTCTGGGAGGTGCACGGCAGCGACGCCGAGCGCCTGGTGCTTTCAACCGGAGCGCAGCCATGAACGCCCAGGGCACCATCGAGTGGTACATCGACCGCCTGGGCAAGATAACCGGCTCTGAGTTCTGCCGCGTGCTGGGCACCCTGCCGACCCGGCAGCGCTACTACGACGAGCTGCTGGAGCAGCGCGAGGTGCTGGCCCAGGGCCGCGAGGCCGCCGCCGAGTACGTGCGGGCCACCGCGGTCACCGCCAAGTCGCTGGAGTGGGGCAACCGCATGGAGCCCAGGGCGCGGGCCGCCTACGAGCTGCTGACCGACACCGAGGTCGAGCAGGTCGGCTTCATCACCCTCTACCAGCACGAGCAGATCGGGGTAAGCCTCGACGGCCGGGTCTACCAGGGCACCATCGAGATCAAGAGCCCGATCAAGATGGAGCGCCACATAAGCAACGTGCGCCACGGCATGGCCGCCGAGCACATCCCCCAGGTGCAGGGCGGCCTGTGGGTGACCGGCGCCCTTTTCTGCGACTTCGTGAGCTACCACGCCGCCTACGAGGCGCGGCCCTGCTTCATCCAGCGCATCCCCCGCGACGACGCCTACATCAGCATGCTGGCCGAGCGGGTGCTGGCCTTTGCCGACGCGCTGGATAAGCGGGCGCCGTTGGTTAATGATGTACCCGAGGACACCCGTGCAGTCCCGGACCTTTTCTAACAACCGCACGGAACAGGAGAACCAACCATGAGCGAAGAAAAATACATGCTGCCCTTCGAGGCAACCCCGGCCAACCTGAGCACCCTGGCGGTCGCCAAGGTTTCATCCGACCCCGAGAGCCTGGAGCTGGGCGAACGCCGGGATAAGATCCTGGCCCAGGTCGAGCGCGTGCCGAGCGGCGAGGAGCTGGAGGCCAAGGACCTGATCGGCAAGGCGGTGGACCTGGTGAAGCTGGTGAAGCTGTGCAACACCGCCCAGGACGAGCTGCGCAAGGCCTACGTTTCAGAGCCCGACCGGGCCGTGAAGGCGGTCAACAAGTGGTTCCGGGATCAATTCACCGACCCGCTGGCGAAAGCGGAGAAGGCCCTGAAGGCCAAGGTCGGAACCGCCCAGGGCATCGCCCAGCGCAAGGCCGACGAGGCCGCCCGTAAGGCCCGCGAGGAGGCGGAGGCACAAGCCCTCGCCCTGGCGGAGAAAGCCCGCGAGGTGGCCGGTGACGAGGCCGCGGAGGCCATCATCGAGCAAGGCATCAAGACCGCCGAGGCCGAGACCAAGGCGGCCAACAAGGGGCCGGCCAGGGGCGGCACCGCGAGCGCGAGCGTGCGCAAGGTCTGGAAGTGGAAGATCACCGACGCCAGCCAGGTGCCGCGGGAGTTCCTGACGGTCGACAGCGTCCTGGTCAACGAGGCGGTGCGCCGCGGCGAGCGCCAGATCCCAGGCATCGAGATCTACCAGGAGAACGAGGTCGCCATTCGATGAGCGACCCGGAGGTCGACTACGAGACATGGTGCGAGGTCAGGCGGCACACGCCCCTGACCTCCGAGGACTTCATGAACGCGGTCACGATGCTCGACGACCTGCACGAGCTACTCGCCCACGACATAGGACCAGGCCTCACGCTGGGGGCAATGCAAGCGATGGGCGACGACTTCGCCCCCGAGACCCACGCGTGGCTGCTCGAATTCACCCGCGTGCTCGCCGACCAGCTGGAGGCCATGAGCGACAAGGCCGAGGTCATCGAGCAGCGCCAACAGCAACAAGGAGACAAGAGATGAACATGCAAGACTGGCTGAACAGGCAACCGATGACCAAGCGCGACGCCATCGCCGGCGTGGCCGCCTGCAACGTGCTCGACAAGCTACTCCAGCACAAGATGGGCCCGGAGCTGATCGTGATGGCCTGCGGGCGCGTCACCGACGAGCCACCGCCGCCCGAGCTGATCGACGGCATGGGGAAGCTGATCGAGGCGATGGGCAAGGAGTTTGCCGACCTGATCATGGTGCTCGACGACGAGGACGAGGACGGCATCATCGTGAGGGCAGCCCGCAAATGACCACCTACGCCGACAACAAGGAGACCGAGCGCAAGGCCCTTAAAAAGCTGATGCCGCTACTGGACGTGCGCTCCGACGGCGCCTGGGTGCCCACCGAGAAAGGGCCCCTGGCGCGGTTTCTTCAGCACACCGTCGGCGACGCCCTGACAAGCATCTACCAGGGCGAGGGGCAGGAGCCAATGCTGGTGGCGGTCGAGATCAAGGGCGTCGAGGCGGCCTACGACCCGAAGGGCGTGAACGGCTACGGATCGCTGTTTCTGGAGGTCTGGAGCAACCGGAACCTGGAGGACGAGGCGAGCTTCTACGAGCGCGGCATGAAGCCAGGCTGGATGCAGACCCTGCGCACCGACGTGCTGCTCTATCTTTACCTGCAGAGCGACGACCTGGTGATCATTCCGTGGTTGAAGCTGCTGCGGTGGTTTTGGTGCGACAGCAACCTGAACCTGACCACGGCACTGAGACCCCAGCGCAAGACCGACCAACTGAACGAGACCCTGGGCTGCCTGGTGCCGGTGAAAACCCTGAAGCGGGTAGCGGGAGCCCAGGTGGTGAAACGACAGAAGTACATCGACGAGATGAAACAGGAGAACCGACATGGGTGAGATAGCAGACATGATGCTGGAGGGCCTGCTCGACGAGGAGACCGGCGAGTACATCGGCGACTTCAACGAGGAGATATTCGGCACCAAGGCGCCGGGCTTTCCGATCAGCCTGGAGCGCACCACCTGCCCGATCTGCGAGAAGCGGGTAAAGGAGGGCGGCCTGGCGGACCATATGCGGGCCAAGCATGGAGGGCACCGTCATGACTGACGCCGAGAGAGAGTCGCTGCTGGAGGAGGAGACCGAGGGGCGCATGAGCCATTCAAAGCTGGTGGTTCAATTCAACATGCTCCTGCAGCTGATCAACGCGCTGCAGACCGACCACGGCCAGCGCATCCTGGCCCGCAAATACGTGAAGTGGCAGCGCCTCTGGGCGGTTGGCGTTTTGAGATCCATCGCCAAGGCCTACAGTGAGGAGATGAGCGGAGAACCGTGGAGGGAAAGGCGATGAGTAACGACGACGCATGGGACCCGGTAGGCGGGCCCTTCGACCCGCGGCCGTCCGACACCGGCTGGCCCTGGGTCTACGAGGAGCGGGCGCGGGAGATCGCGCTCAAGGCGGCCGAGTGGACGGTCAAGCAGCACGCCAAGGAGCAGCGCGAGAAGGCGGACAAGGAGATCGCCGAGCTGATGCGGCGCCAGTTTGAGGTGCGCCGGGAGCTGCACGAGGCCGAGGAGTCGCTAAGCGACGAGGAGCGGGAGCGGGTGATCAACACCGAGGTCGAGCGACGCTACAAGGAGATGAAGCGCCGGTTTGGCGACCTTCGCCTGGTGGAGAACGCCCAGGAGGAGCCGGGCAACTCCATCTACTTCGAGGAGGGCGAATACGCCGAGGACGTGGCCCGCGCCCTGATCGAGCACGAGGGGCGCAAGATCCTGGCGGTGGTGCCGGTGGCCGGCAAGTACGGCGCCTACACCCTGGTGCTGGGAGAGCCGGAATGAGGCCGGTCAGGCAGGGAACCTGCCGGAGCTGCGGTGCAGCCATCGTGTGGATGCGCACCGAGCAGGGACAAATGATGCCAGTAGACGCCGACAGCGTGGACGAGGCCGAGCTGGAATACGACGACGACGCCACCCCGCTGTTTCAGTACGGGACCCACGCCTCGCATTTTGCGAGCTGCCAGCAGGCGGACAAGTGGCGCAAACCAAGGGGAACCAAGCGATGAACGACAAGACCGGAGCGGTCCTGATCCTCCTGCTCGCCATTTCGGCGGTGGCAGCCCTGGCGGGCCTGGCAGCCGAAAGTATCGGGCAATTGGCGGAGGCATTGGGTACAATACGGGTGCGTTGAAACGACTATGGACGCGCTGGGACGCGTTTCCGGGAGTTTCAGAAAGCGAGCCACGAGAAGGGCTTGCACAACGGCGGCCAACCAGGGCAACCTGGCAGGCCGCCCTCGATAGCGAGGACCACAACAATGAACCAACAGGAGAACCAAGCGATGGCCTACTGGCAGATCGGCCGTGCCCTTCGGCACATCAAGATGGCACCGAGGGACAAGTTCGTCCTGATGGCCGTGGCCTATTTCACCGACAAGGACAAGAGCGAGGGCAGCTACCCCACGGTCAAGACGCTGAGCGACATGGTCTGCATGGACCGCCGGACGGTGATGCGGGCCCTTCGTGAGCTGGAAGCGGGCGACTACCTGGTGCCAGAGGACGCCGACACCAAGACCGGGCGAACCTGGGCCCTGGGACCGGCCTACTGGGCCGGCATGCCGGGGGCGGACAATTTGACCAGGGGGGGCACAGTGACCCCCCAGGGGGGGCGAATTGACCCCCCTATGGGGGGCGAATTGCCCCCCGAACTAGGTAATAAACAGAACGAGGTAATAGAACCAACCCCCCCTACCCCCCCAGGGGGGTCCGGCGAGCGCTTCGAGGCGTGGTGGAAGCTCTACCCCAGGGGCGAGGAAAAGAAACAGGCCAAGGAGGTCTGGAAGCGAAAGCACCTCGACGACAAGGCGGACGAGATCATCGAGCACACCCGGCAGTGGAACGAGGAGATCCACCAAGGGACACGAGACCCGAAATACATACCCTACGGCGTTCGCTATCTGAGGCACGAGCGCTGGACCGATGAGACCAAGCCACAACAGGAGGCGCACCATGGCCAAGCAGATCGGAGACTTTCTCCCTACGAGCGAGCGATGCGAGCAAACGATGAGGACTGCCAACAAGAGCTGGCACGACGCGCAAGCCGAGCGGGAGCAGGCAGCGGAGCATCACGAGAAGCGCATGAAGCGGCTCTGGGTGGTGATGACCCAGACCTACGGGACCCTCTGGCCGGCGAGTTTTGGCGAGAAGCCGAACCCGATGTGGATCAAGGCCCTGACGCCGCTGAACGACTACCAGATCAAGCGCGGCATCGGTAAGGCCATCGCCAGCGGGCGCGAGCACCCGGCCAAGCTGCCGGAGTTCATCGCCTGGTGCCTGGGCGACTACGCCGACCACAAGCTGATGGAGCCCGAGGAGGCCTACCAGGCCGCCTGCCGCGGGGAATACTGGCACCGCGGCATTCACCACGCCGTGACGGCCTGTGGCGGCGCGTGGGCCTTCCGCCGGATGAGCGAAAGCCAGGGCAAGCCCGCCTTTCTGAAAGCCTGGAAGGCGACGCTGGAGGCCCTGCAGCACGGGAAAACGATCCGGCTCCCGCCGGTCGCGCCACCGGACGCCGTCCGGTTGGCCCAGCCGGAGATCAAGCAACGCGACATCGAGAAGGGCATGCGAGCCATGGCCCAGATCAAGGCGACGCTGGGGATGAGCACCGACCTGCCGGAGGAGCAGGCCGAGGACTTGCCTGAAGCCAACGAGTAGGAGGACCCATGACAACCAAGCCACCCACACCCCACCTGGACCGCATGATCCAGGAGGCCGAGCACACCCTGGCCGAGCGGCAGGCGCACTACCCGACCCTGGTGGAGCGCAAGAAGCTGACCGCGGCCGAGGCCCAGCGCCGCATCGAGGACGCCGCCGGCATTGTCGGCGTGCTCAAGATGGCGCGAGCCGCCCAGGCAGGGCCCCAGGGCGAGGACGCCCAGGCCCTGATCAGCTACCAGGGCGAGGTGATGCTGAGCAACTGGAGCGAGACCGCCAGCGCAGGGCGCAAGGTCGAGTTCTGGCTGCCCGAGGACCCAGACGATGCCCCAGAGCACCCGTTTAAACACTTCAGCCGCCGGATGCGCGGCGCAGCGGGTACCCGGTTCCAGATGGTCCTCGTCGAGATCGACGACGAGGGCGAGCCGATCCCCCGCATTCACCACGAGAGCAAACCAAAGCTGGCCCAGGGCGGCCAGCTGGTCGGCGGCGCCATCAGCAAGCACGCCGGCCGCCTGTGCAAGGACGCCGACTTCTGGGAGTACCTGCAGGCCACCGGGCGCATCGAGGCCGACACGACCGACAGCCACGAGCTGGAAGCCGCGGCGGCGGAGTACGTGCGCGTGACCACCGGCGTGGAAAGCCGCCGGTACCTGGACCACGAGCGCGAGGCCCAGCTGGCCTACGAGAACCAGATCATCCATCCCTACCACGAGTGGCAACAGTACAAATACGGAGACATGCCATGAACCAACAGCAACAAGAGCAACGTGAAGTAAGCATCCAGCGCCAGACCTGCGAGCGGGCCAAGGAGCTGATGATCGAGGGGATCGTCGCCGCCAAGACCAAGCACTGGCGGATCAGCGGCGCCCAGTTCCGCGACCCAGGCGTGGAGCTGATCCTCACCAACACCGCGGACGCCAAGACAACCCACCGCGTGCGCGTGACCATCGACTACCTCGACGGCAAGCCCGTCGGATCAAGGGGGCGCCTCTGATGTTTCACCAGACAACCGTGATCGGATACCTGGGCAAGGACCCGGAAGTGCGCTACCTGCCGAGCGGATCGGCGGTGGCGGAGTTCAGCGTCGCAACGACAGAGAGCTGGAAGGACAAGCAGAGCGGCGATAAGCGCGAGCACACCGAGTGGTACAACTGCCGCTGCTTCGGGAAGCTGGCCGAGCTGGTCGGCGAGTACCGGCGCAAGGGCGACCTCGTGTTTGTGCAGGGCAACATGCGCACCGACAAATGGCAGGACAAGGAGGGCAACGACCGCTACTCGACTAGACTGCAGGTACAGAACATGCGCGGCCTGCGCAGCAAGGACGGCTCCGACCATCGGAGCGGCGGCCAAGCCCAAACGGCGCCAGCACAGAGCACCCAGGGCGGCGACGAGGCCGACTTTGACGACGACATCCCCTTCTAACAGCGAGGAGTAGACCATGGACCAGAACAAGAGACCCCCGATACCGCAGCACATTCTCGATGAGCTGCAGCGCAAGCAAGCCGAGGGCAACCAGCCCCAGTACCCTGACGGCAAGCTGCTGCCCAACGACGACGGCCAGGTGAGCATCGCCATGGGCGTGCAGGACGGCCGCGTCGCGGTGGCCTTCCCGCATCCGGTGACCTGGTTTGCCATGCCGCCGGCCGGCGCCCGCGAGTTCGCCAACCAGCTGCTGGGAAAGGCCGATCTGGCCGAACGCGTGGAGATCCCGCCGGTGGCGGAGGTGAAAGGAGAGCAGACATGAGCCGGCTGCTGGACCTGGCCGTCCAGCATTGGCCGCTGGCTATCATCGCCGCCCTGGTCGTTTGGATCGCGGTGGCGGTGGCGGTTTCACCGCTGGTGGTCAAGCTGCTGGGCGCCAACGGCACGCGGCCCGAGGAGGACGAGGAGCAGTGGCGCTGGGTGCTGGAGCGCACCTTTATCCGGGCCCTGGACAACCGGGCCAGACGGGCCAACCATCAGGTGGCCTGGGAGCTTGCCGAGAAGGCCGCCCGCCGGCCACCCGGCAGCACCCACAACCTGAAGGCCTGGAGCAACCCGGAGCTACTGCGTGCCATTCACGAGCTGAAAGTGTAAAGTCGAGAACAACAGACAGGAGAACCGCAATGTGGATCATGACAAACAAGGGGATGCTGAGCCTGGTCGAGCACCGGGACCACCCAGGCATCCTCATCGTGCGGTCAAGAGACCGCCAAGCCCTAGAGGCGCACTTCCCCGACTACGAGCCTATCGAGACCCGGCAGGCCGACTACCGCTGGCGCGTGATGCTGCCCAAGGCCCAGGTGGCCATGGCCGTCGCCAACCTGGTGACCGGCATCGACTACCCCAACTTCAAGAGCAGCGTCCAGGACCAGGCCCTGCATGACGCCTACCTCGGCTGTTGGGGCGTGATGCACCGCTACCAGACCCGCGTGAACGGCCCGAGCGACCAGTACAGCTACGGCCTGTTTGACGACGACCGGGACGCCATCCAGGAGAGCTACCCGCCAGGCTGGCCCATCGGCGGCATTGCAATAGATGCCGACACCGGCGCCTACAGCGACGACATCGACGACGGCGAGGAGTTCGCGCAAGCGGCGGACGGCGCTCGATAAACAAACCTGGACAGTGCAGGACCGAGGGGGCAAATTTGCCCCCTTTTTAGGGTGTCAACAAACGGCAACACCCGTTAAGATAGCCATACGAGAACGGGGGGAACCGCGTGGAACTAGACACCTTGCCGGAGGCCGCTGAGCCGCCGACGATCAAAGCCTGGTGGACCCAGGTCGCCGCCCTGGGCTGCCTCATCACCGGCAAGCCGAACCCCACCATTCACCACATCCACGGCGGCAGCCTGGCCGACGAGGGCCACCATTCCGGCTGGGCCCTGCGCGGCATTTCCGACTACCTGGTGATCCCGCTGGCGGCCGAGCTGCACACCACGAGCAGCGAGGGCATCGACGGCGGCAAGGGCGTGCAGAGCTGGGAGGCCGAGCACGGCACCCAGGTCGAGCTGATGGACCGCGTCTGCCGGCTGACCGGGCAGAACGCCTGGCGCTGGGCCGGCATCGAGCGTGACCCATGGGGGTGATCGAGGAGATCCGCGTGATCGCCATCGACCCCGGCGTCGACGGCGCCATCGCCGTGATGGACGGCCTGCACCGGGACAGCGTGACGATCCTGGACCTGCCCACCCGCATCCGCCACACCGGGCGCACCCGCGTGGACGGCGCCGCCCTGCTGGGCATGCTCCTGGAGCTTTCCCGCCACAAGCAGATGACCTACGTCGGCACCGAGGCGATCCACGCCATGCCGGTCACCGGCAGTATCGGCGTGTTCAGCCAGGGCAACATCACCGGCGCCATCGAGGCGGTGATCGACATTCTGCAGATCGACCGGCCCTGGGTGCAGACCCGGCACATCAACCCCTACGAGTGGAAAAAGCACTACGGCCTGATCAAGACCAAAAAGGAGGACAGCCGCCAGAAGGCGCTGGCCCTTTTCAACAACCCGATAGCCCTACGCCGCAAGGCGGACCACAACCGGGCGGAAGCGGCGCTGATGGCGCTGTACCTGGCACACCAGGTCCAGCAAAGCCTCGACGCCGAGGTGGCGAGCGACTAAAATGGCCGCAGCCACGACCTGGACTGGTTCTCCTTCGTGGTTCTCGCTAGTAGGGCCCACGGGGGCAACCCCGTCGGGCCCTATTTTTTGCCCAACCCCAAAGGAGAACAACGCACCATGAAACGCATCCTCTGCGCGCTCGCGCTTTTCGCCATGGCCGGCACCGCCGGCGCCGCCACCCTGCAGCTCAACTGGTCGGCACCGACCGAGGACTGCGAGGGCATAGCCCTGGACGCCACCCAGCTCGCCAACATCGAGATCTACGTCGACACAAAGCCGATACCCGGCCCGGCGAACGCCGAGGAGGCGTGCACCTCGGCCGGCGACCCCCCGCCCTCCGGTTTCACCCCGACTGTGGTCCCGGTGGCCGACGGCAGCGCCCAGATCACGGTCCAGGCCGGCCAGACCTACTACGTCCGCGCCCGAGTACAGGCCAAGAACGGCGTCTGGTCCGGCATGAGCGCTGAAGCGGTCAAGGAGATACCCCCGGCCTTCCTGAAGCCGCCAGCGGTCATCATCCTGAACCTTTGATGCCGGTCCAGGCGTGCCAACTGCAGGGCCGGCCCGGCTTCAAGTGGGGCGAGGCCGGTACCTGCTACACCTACACTCCCGGCAGTGAGCGGAGCAAGGCGCGAGCGCGGGCGAAAGCGGAGACCCAGGGCCGTGCCATTGAAGCCAACAAGCGAAGCGGACGATAAAGGGCTGACGCCATTTAGCATTTTCAGGTGCGACCATTGCGGTGAGCGGTTGAGCGACATCAACCAGCTGATCGCCCGCCTGAACGAGTGGCGCCAACGAGCGCTGCGGGCCGAGGCGGAAGCGAACCACCTGGACTGCCGGCTGCGCGAGATCCAGATACTGGCAGAGCAGGACAGGAGGTGCCCTTGATCGCCAACAGCCATTTGACCATCCGTCCGGTGGACGATGACGAGCGCCGCTGGGTGCTGGTCGAGCAGCTCGAGTACCGCGTGCCGATGGAGGTGATCGTGCGGGCCGGCGGCCCCCGGCGGATCGTGGTGCGGGCCGGTTTCCAGACCGACCTGGCGAGCATCCCGCGGGCCTTCTGGGCCATCCTGCCGCCCTTCGGGCGCTACACCGCTGCCGCGGTGCTGCACGACTACCTCTACCAGGCCCACGACGGGACCCGGCTGCACGCCGACATGACCTTCCTGGCCGCCATGGAGGAGCTGAAGGTACGCCGCTGGAAGCGGGCGGTGATGTACCAGGCGGTGCGGCTTTTCGGCAAGCCCGCCTGGGACACAACCCCCTCAAGCGGAGGACTGATATGAGCGGACCCGAGATCGAGGTCTACATGGGCAAGGGCAGCCCGCTGGAAGCCTATGTCAAAATGGACGGCAAGAAGCTGGACTGCATCCGCAAGGTCGAGGTGGCCGTCGAGGCCGGCGAGCCCAGCGAGGTGCGCCTGACGCTCTGCCCGGTGGCGGTACGGGTGCACGGCATGCCGACCCAGCTCACGGCCTACATGCACGAGGACGAGCCGCTGCCGCTGCCCTGGGCCCCAGGCCCTGACAACAGCCTGGGCATTCACAACATCAGCGGGGGCGACGAGTGACCGCTAAGCGCAAGCCAAAGACCGAGCCAGAGAGCCCCTGGGCCAACCGCATCGTCGGCTACGGGATGGCCGACCCCGAGACCCTGATCCCGAACCCGGACAACTGGCGCACCCACAGTAAGCACCAAGGCCAGGCCCTGGAGGAGCAGCTCAGCCAGCTGGGCTGGGTCCAGAACGTGGTGGTGAACAAGACCACCGGCCGGATCGTCGACGGCCACCTGCGGGCCGAGCTGGCGCTCAAGAAGGGCGTGCCCGAGGTGCCGGTGACCATCGTCGAGCTTTCCGAGGCCGAGGAGGCCCTGGCGCTGGCGACCCTGGATCCGGTATCCGCCCTGGCCGGCGCCGACAAGGAGAAGCTGGACGCCGTCCTGCGCGAGCTGCCGGTGATCGACGGCGAGGCCATCAACAAGCTGATCGCCGACACCGCCAAGAAGGCCGGCCTGTACATGGACGCCAAGGAGCAGGAGAAAAAGGAGGCTCTGGCCGCCGCAGAGGAGGCCAGGCAGGCGCTCATCGAGCACTACGGGGTAGCACAAGGCCAGCTCTGGCGCATGGGCCCGCACCGCCTGTTGTGCGGCGACAGCACCGACCCGGAGAGCTACCGCCGCCTGATGGGCGTCGAGCGCGCCGCCTGCCTGTTCACCGACCCGCCCTACGGCGTCGACTACGAGGCCGATAGCGGCAAGTTCGAGATCATCGCCAACGACGAGCTGAAATACGACGACCTGGCCGAGTTCCTGACCGCGGCATTAAGACCCGCCGTTAAGTGCCTGAGCAAGCAGGGCGCCGCCTACATTTGGCACGCCAGCAGCACCCGCGACGACTTCAGCTACGCCCTGAAGGCCTGCGGCCTGGAGGAGCGCCAGTACCTGATCTGGGCCAAGCCCGCCCCGGTCCTGGGCTGGGGCGACTACCAGTGGGGCCACGAGCCCTGCTTCTATTGCAGCCACGCCGGCGAGAGCCCGATGTTCTACGGCGCCCGCGACAACCAGACCGTCTGGCGCATCGCCGGGCACCTTTCAGACGGGAACCTCGGCATCAGCCACGCCGGCGGGGTGCTGATCACCGACGGGGCCGGACACCAGCTGTTTGTGACCGACAAGCCGCCCAAGGGCAAGAAGCCCCGCCATGTGCGCCTGGAGGACCAGGCCCTGATCCTGAACGACGCCATGACCGACCTCTGGGAAGTGAGCCGCACCACGAGCGGCGTGCATCCCACCGAGAAGCCCAGCGAGCTGGCTCGCCGCGCTTTGGAGAACAGCACCCAGCCCGACGAGATCGTCCTGGACCCCTTCGGGGGATCCGGCAGCACCCTGGTGGGCGCGATCCAGGCCGGGCGCCGGGCCCGAGTAATTGAGCTTATGCCCGCATACGCGGCGGTTATCCTGGCCCGCGCCGAGGAGATGGGCCTCAAGCCGGAGCAGGAGGCATAACAGGGACGTGATCGAGCGGAACGGCTACCGCTTCCTGACCGAGGAGTGGGCCGAGGCCTGGATGAGCCTGATCAGCAAGCACCGGAGCTACGGCAACATCCGGGCAGGCGGATCGCCGGCCTACAAGGAGCGGGCGGAGCGGGACCAGCTGCGGCGCCAGAACACGGCGCTGCGCCAACGGCTGGACCAGGTCGCCCAGGGGAACGAGGCACTGGGGGCCATCGAACGAGAGAACCGCAAGCTCAGGGCGGAGCTGCGCAAGACCAGGGAGCGGATCGCAAGCACGGCCAGGGCCCTGGAGGCGCTGGCGAAACAGACCATGACCATGGGAGAGCTGGTATGCATCGAGCCCGCAAATTCATCACCGGAGCGGCGATCTTCGCCCTTTGCACCGCTGCCGCCTACGGCAGCTTCGTGATCTGGAACCCGCCCTTTTACGCCGTAAAGGCGCCGGTTCTGACCATTACGGGGTCTAAATAGACCCTAACAACACCCTAACTAGAGGCAAAAGGAGAGAAAACGCACCATGGCACGACGCAGCAAGCTCACGGACGAGGTAACGCAGCGGGTCTGCGATGCCTTGTCCATCGGGGTCCCGAGGAGCACCGCAGCGCAGGCCGCCGGCATTTCCGAGCGGACCTTGTACAGCTGGCTCGAACGGGGAGAGAACCAGAACCGAGGCCGGTATCTGCAGTTTCTGCAGGCAGTACAGGCCGCCGAGACCCAGGCTGAGATGACCGCCATGGCCGTATGGCGCCGCGGCATGGCCGACGACTGGCGGGCCGCCATGGCCTACCTCGAGCGCCGGCACCCGGAGAAGTACGGCCTGCCCAAGGACCAGGGCGACACCGGAGGCGGAGCCCGCGAGGTTTTCGTCATTCACCACGACCAGCTAAACGAGGAGGAGTGGAGTGCACTCGCCCAAGCCCAACTCACCGGCGACGCCAGAGCCGCCGGCTTTGCCCCCCACAAGGGGGAATGAGATGCGCATGACGGTAGTCGCCCGGCCCAGCGCCGGCGACGTCGTCATCCAGCTCACCCAGGCCAGCGACACGATCATGCTGGACCCCGAGGCCGCCCTGCAGCTCGCCGAGGCCATCAGGAACAGCGTGCTCTACATCAGCGACACCAGCCGGATGGCGTGCAACTGATGCAGCCCACGGTAGACCACCCGATCCGATGCGAGGCCTGCGGGTACTGCTTCCCCAGCCGCCTGGGCAAGTACGGCTGCCCCAACTGCCACGGCGAGGGCCTGGGCGACTACCCGGACCTGCCCAGCAACCTGCGCCTGTGGAGCAAGCCGGAATGGCCGGACGAGGAGCCCGAGCCCGACCTGCCGATCTGGGCCGTGCTCAGCTTCGCCGCCGGCCTCGGGGTTTTGATGGCCTGGCTCCTGGTCGCCATTTTCGCCGAGATGCTAGAGCGCCTGGTTTGAGCACGAGCGCGACAGCCCAGGCCATCGTCGGCCCCCAGGAGGGGCGCCAGACGCTGCTGATCACCTGCCCGGCCAACGAGATCCTCTACGGCGGGGCCCGCGGCGGAGGCAAGAGCTACGGCGCCCTGCTCGACTTCGAGAACCACGCCCGCACCTGGGGCCCGCACGCCCGCGGGATCCTGTTCCGCCAGACCTACCCGGAGCTGGAGGACCTCATGGCGAAGGCCGACGAGATCTACCCGCTGATCGGGGCCCGCTGGTTTGCCAGCAAGCGCATCTGGCGCATGCCAGACGGCGGCTGGCTCAAGCTGCGCTACCTGGAAAAGGAGCGCGACGCCCTGCGCTACCAGGGCCACGAGTACACCTGGTGCGGGATCGACGAGGCCGGCAACTACGCCACCCCCGGCGCCATCGACACCCTGAAGGCCACCCTGCGCAGTGCCCACGGCGTGCGCAAGCGCCTCTACCTTTCAGCCAACCCCGGCGGCGTGGGCCACAACTGGTTGAAGGCCCGCTACATCGACCCAGGCCCACCGATGCACATCATGCGCGAGGTGAGCCCGATCACCGGCCAGCTTTGGACCCGCGCCTACATTCCCGCCAAGGTGCAGGACAACATCCTGCTGATGCAGAACGACCCCGGCTACATCGACAACATCGTCGCCGCCTGCAAGGGCAAGGAGTGGCTGCTTAAAGCCTGGCTGGAGGGCAGCTGGGACATCGTCGCCGGCGGCATTTGCGACGACCTCTGGGATCGCGCCACCCACGTCGTGCGGCCCTTCCCGATCCCGAGCACCTGGCGCATCGACCGCAGCTTTGACTACGGCTCCTCCAAGCCATTCAGCGTGGGGTGGTGGGCCGAGAGCGACGGCACCGAGGTGCGCCTGAACGATGGCAGCTCAAGGACTTATCCCCGCGGGACCATTTTCCGCATCGCCGAGTGGTACGGCTGGAACGGCGAGGTGAACACCGGCTGCCGCATGCTCGCCAAGGACATCGCCACCGGGATCAAGGAGCGCGAGCGGGCCATGAACATCGCGGATCGAGTACGGCCCGGCCCGGCCGATACCAGCATATGGGACGTGGTCAACGGCACCTGCATTGCCGACGACATGAGCAGCAAGGGCGTGACCTGGACCAAGGCCGACAAGGGCCCAGGCAGCCGCAAGGCCGGCTGGGAGGCGCTGCGACAGCGCCTGCTTGACAGCAGCGACAACCCGCTCGACGAGCCAGGGCTGTACATTTTTGAAACTTGTAGGCATTTTATACGGACAGTGCCGGTCCTACCGCGGAGCGACAAGGACCCGGACGACGTCGATACCGACGCCGAGGATCACATCGGTGATGAGACCCGCTACCGCTTGAGAACCAAGAAGCGGGACGTCGGACTGATGCGAACCACCGGAAAATAGGAGCCCGCGATGCCCATCGACACTGTGCATCCCAAGTACCAGGACCAGACCATCAAGTGGCAGCACGCCCGCGACGCCAACGACGGCCAGGCGGCCGTGAAGGCGCGCACCACCGAGCACCTGCCCCAGCTTGAGGGCCAGGACGCCAACGAGTACAAGGCCTACCTGCAGCGGGCGGTGTTTTTCAACGCCACCGGCCGCACGGTCGAGGGCATGACGGGCCTCGTCAACCGGAAAGCCCCGGTGGTCGAGCTACCCAGCCAGATCGAGGCGTTGGAGGAGAACGCCACCGAGGATGGACAAAGCCTGGCGGAAGTCGCCAAGCACGCCACGGAAGGCCTCCTTATCAGCGGGCGCCTGGGCTTCCTGGTTGACCGCAGCAAGCAAGAGAACAGCGACCTCTACCTCACCGGCTACGCCGCCGAGGAGATCACCAACTGGCGCGAGGACGAGGACGGCAACCTGACGCTGATCGTCCTCAAGGAGGGCTACTACGAGGCCGACCCGAGCGACCCGTACACCCTGACCGCCAAGATCCGCTATCGCGAGCTGACGCTGCTGGCAGACGTCGACGAGGCCGGGCAGCCCACCGGCACGGCGAGCTATCACCAGCGCCTGTGGAAGCGCGACCAGAACAACAACTGGCAGGTGGTCGAGGACCTGGTACCGCTCAAGGCCGGCCAGCCCCTGGACCGCATCCCGTTTGTCCCGGTCAACCCCAAGGGCGTGGGCCTGGACGTCTGGGACCCGCCGATCCTCGACATCGCCGAGATGAACCTGGCGCACTACCGCAACAGCGCCGACATCGAGCACGGCCGGCACCTGACCGCCCTGCCCACCCCCTGGGTGTCCGGCGTGGACGAGGGCAAGACCGGCACCGAGCTACCCCTGGGCAGCGGCAAGGCCTGGCGCCTGCCGGAAGGCGCGCAGGTCGGCTTCCTGGAGTTCAGCGGGGTCGGCATCGCCACCCTGCAGACCGGCATGGAGGAAAAGGAGGCCAAGATGGCCGCCCTGGGCGCCCGGATGATCGAGCCCCCGCGGGCCGGCGTCGAGGCCGCCGAGACCGCCCGTATTCACCAGGCCGGCAGCAATGCCACCCTGGCCGACATCGCCGGCGCCGTGGCCATGGGCCTGGAGGCCGCCCTGGAGCTGGCCGCGGAATGGGAAGGCGCCAGCGCCGACGCCGTGAGCGTCGAGATGAACAAGGACTTCGTGGACGCCCGCATGACCCCCCAGGAGATCCAGGCCCTGGTGGACGCCTACCTCAAGGGCGCGATCAGCCAGGAGACCCTGCTGCACAACCTGAAGGTCGGCGAGATCCTGCCCGAGGACCGCACGGTCGAGGACGAGATGAAGGCCCTCGAAGCGGCCCAGCCAGACGCCAGCAACGACGGCGGGGCCGGCCAGGCCTCCACCCAGGACGGCGGCGACGCCTTCAACGTGGAGCGCGACGACAGCGGCAACGTGGTCCGCCTGGTGAGGGGCTAAGCGATGCTGCAGCTGACCACCAACGGCCGGGCCGACTTCCTCGACGGCATCCAGGGCAAGATCGCCGCCATGGCGCTGGTTGACGCCGACGGCCAGGAGATCGACGCCTGGCAGCTGGGCCGCCTGGCCCTCTACCCCGAGAGCTGGGATGGCGAGCGCTACATCCCCAACCCCGAGGCCGACCCCGAGGAGCAGGGCGTGTTCTTTTACCCGCGGGCCACCCGCGCCGACGAGCCGGCGGTCGTGGTGGGCGGCGTTATTTACCTCAACGGCCAGGGCCAGACCCTGGCCTACGAGCCTCTCGTGACGCCTTTGATCGTTAGCCGCCAGGGCCAGGTAATTCATTTGCGCCCGGCGCTGCGGATCTTTGGAACATTTAGGAGCGAGCTTTGATATACCGATCCCGGAGCCTGCGGCGCCTTTTCGAGGTTAAGGTCTACCGCCCGGCCAAGGGCAAGGAGCCCGGCCCAAGGACCAAGACCACCAAGGAGACCGTCATCGCCTGGAACGCGGTCGACGCCATCCGCCAAGTCGCCCCCCTGGCGGTCGCTGAGCAGCCCAGGCCGCTCGTTTTCGTCACCTGGGACGAGCCCCCGCGGGTGATCCACAACCCCACAGAAGGCCCCATGGACGAGATCGTGCGGCCCACCATGGGAGCGGAGGCGGGCTGGTGAGGCGCAACCTTCTGGGCATGTGGGAGCCGGGCTTTTCCAGGGCGGAACACTTTATCGAGTGGCGCATGTGGAAGCAGATCGTGGCCGCCTACGACATCGACCGCTGGATGATGGTCGGCGACCCCAAGCCGGAGCGCCACGGGAAATACGAGGCCTATCACACCATGGAGCGCGCCCTGGTGACGGTGACCGGCCCGCGCTGCTTCCTGATCCCTGCCCACGGCACGAGCATCGACCAGGTGATGCCTGAGCCGGACGCTACGATCATTACCGGGAACGTTACCGAGAACCTTAAACAATTCGTGCGACCGGGCGACGAGGTGCTTTATATCCCGACGCCCAAACCTGTGGACCTTTTCGCCGTGACCATCCTGCCGCTGGTGCTCCATGAGCGTTGATCTGCGAACCGAGGTGAACGATGCCGACAACGCCACCGGCTGGGCCGGCGACGGTGCGGCCCCGGCCACGACCACCCTGACCGGCTATTTTTACGAGGGCACCGCGGCGATCACCACCCAGCACTCGAACACCGACGAGCACGTCTGGACCACCCAGACCAGCGGCGGCGGCGGGACGTTCAGCTACAACCTGAGCGATGCCACGGTGTACATGCTGGTCAAGGACAACCTGGTCGACACCTATGCCAACGGCGGCGTGCAGATCACCCTGGGCGATGGCACCAACGACATCGGCTATGACGTGGCCGGCAACGACGCTGTCGGCCTGCCGCTGACCCCCTTCTACAACGCCTTCAAGCTGGACGTTTCCGAGGTGGTCGCCACCCCCGGCAGCTTCAACGCCTACGCCGGCAGCGAGGCGAGCCTGGCCCAGACCGCCATCACCCGCATCGGCTACGGCAGCCTCCACCTAGCCAAGGCCCAGGGCAACGTGGCTAACGTTTTGGTCGACCGGATCAGCTACATCGCCAACGGCACCGCGGCGCTGCGCATCAACGGCGGCACGAGCGGCACACCCGAGACCATGGCCGACGTCCAGGGCGACGACGAGACCAACGGCTGGGGCATGGTCAACAACCCCCTGGGCGCGCAGTACGGCTTTTTTGCGCCGACCGAGTGGGGCAACCCGACCGCCACGGCAGACGCCTATTTCGAGGCCACCAACGAGCAGTGGTACTGGATCGGCGACAACGGCGGCGGCCGGGCCATCGGCGCGGGCAACTTCCCCTTCCGCCTGGTCGGCAACGCCACCGACCTGATCAGCTTCAAGCTGACCAACGTGACCATCGTCAACACCGGCGTGCGGGCGACCTTCGACCTGAGCGACACCAACGTCGACGTGGTGGAGCTGACCAACGTCACCTTCGGCGGCCTGGCCGCGATCACCTTCCCGACGGTGGACGCCTCGAAGTTTGGTGCCAGCCTGACCTTCAACGACTGCGACCAGGTCGACCTGCAGAGCTTCACCCTGGACGGCGCGACCTTTAACGGCACCACCGATGCCAACGGCGCCATCATCTGGGACGAGAACACCACCGATGTGCAGAACCAGGACAACCTGCGCTTTAACAGCGACGGCACCGGGCACGCCATCGAGATCGCGCCCACCGGCGCTGGGCCGTTCACCTACAACATCGACGGCTACGTTTTTGACGGCTACGCGACCCAGACCGGGACCGCGGGCAACCGCATTTTTTATATCAACCCGGCCACGACGAGCGCGAACATCACTATCAACCTGACCAACAGCGCGGCCCAGAACCCGGCCGACGGCGGCACCCAGGCGCTCAGCTACGAGACCGTGGGCGGCTACACCGGGACGGTGACGATCAATAACACGGTGACCCTGACCGTCACCGTCGAGGACAGCGCAGGCAACCCGATAGAGGGGGCCCGCGTAAGGATCGAGGCAGCCAGCGACGGCAGCCTCATCACCCAGGGCACAACCAACGCCTCGGGTGTGTACAGCGACGCCACCTACAACTACAGTAGCGACGTCGCGGTGACCACAAAGGTGCGGCTCAAGGGCTGGCGGTTCTTCCGCACCGGCGGAACCATCACGCAAAACGGGATATCCGTGGGCGTGACCCTTTCACCCAACACCATAGTGGACTTACCGTAAGGAGACAGAACCATGCCCATCGCAGACGACTGGGACTTTGACTACGCCGGGAAGGTGCTGCAGCACATCGACGGCGTCCTGAGCTACGGAACCGGCAGCGGCACCCAGCCGGCCGTCGGCGACTATATCTACGGCGTGACCAGCGGAGCCGTGGCGAAGGTTATCGCCCGCACCGGCACCGTTTCGAGCGGCACCCTGACCCTGACCAACACGGTCGGCCTGTTCCAGAGCGGCGAGCAGATCGACATCGCCAGCGTGGTCGGCTTCGACGCCATCACTTCGGGTAACGGCGGCTTCGCCGTCGGCGACACCATCGTCGACCAGGTGACCGGCAGCATGGACGTGCTCGCCATCGAGTACAACGAGGACGGCAGCGGCGCGGGCATCGCCTACGGTAACAACTTCGCCGCGTTCACCGACAACAGCCAGATCGACATCAGCGGCGGCCAGGCCGACGTGGCCGACGTGGCGACCGAGTACGGCAACACCGACAACGACGCGGCCCTGACGGCCTCCACGACCGGCACGCTCGCGGTCCCAGGCACGGCGAACACCAACGACAGCGTCATCCTGCACTACGATGGCGGCACGGTCGCCATCCCGGACCAGGCCATCGTCCTCGACGCCAGCACCGGCGCCAAGGCCCTGGTCGAGCAAGTCTACGGCGTGACCGCCACCGGCAGCCTGCGCCTGGTCGACTACGACAGCACCGGCGGCGTCTTCACCAACAACAACAACCTGCAGGTCGACCAGGTGATCGGCTACACCAACCAGGTGGCCGGTAAGGTGTTCTCGGCCGGCGACGTGGTGGTAGGCGGAACCAGCGGGGCCACCGGCCGCGTGCTGGCCGACACCGGCACCCAGCTGATCCTGGCCGACGAGAGCGGCACCTGGACCACGACCGAGGACCTGAACGTCGGCGGCGTCAAGATCGCCGAGGCCAACGGCACCAACGACGTGCTCACGGTCGCGGTGATCAACATCCCGGACGGCCTGCGCACCGAGCAGGTCCCGACCAGCAGCGTGACCGGCGCCAGCGGCCAGGGCGGCATCTACGCCGCGGCCGACGGCCTGAACATCGTCCGCAAGCTGAACAGCCTCTACACGCTGAGCCAGGACACCTTCGACGAGCTGCTACAGCTCGACGACGACGAGGCGATGGACGCCTCGGTCAAGGGCGGCGCGTATCAGCTCGTCTTCGGCTGGTTCATGCCAGAGCTGTCTACCCGCTTCCTGCGACAGGGCGGCCTGACCGACACCACCGGCGCCAACATCTGGGCCAACCCCCAGACCGTGGGCGCGCAGAACAAGATCACCGACACGGCGTTCTTCTACAGCAGCGCGCAGCCCTACCGCATGCCCCAGCTCTACATCGAGCAGGACCAGCGCAAGGTGCCCTGCCATTGGCTAGAGGGCAACATCGACGTCCTGGTGAAGGTCAAGACCCGCAACGACCCGCGCTACATCGCACCGGCGACCCCAGGCCTCGGCCAGCTGATCCCTGGCGGCGACCCCCAGGTGCCAGGCGCCTACACGGTGCTCAACCGCGAGTACCATGTGAGCACCTACGACGCTACCCAGTTCGTGGCACCGGGCGGCGGCGTGAACACCGTCGCGCTGGGTACCCAGAGCGAGGTCACCAACAACCCGAACGGCACCCATAGCCTGGCCATCACCGGCGGCTCTGCGGCGGCCCCCATTGTGGGCGAGCTGTTCACCGCCGGCAGCGGCAACAGCCGCAAGGTCGGCATTGTGGTGAGCGACACCAGCGGCACGGGCGCCACCGGCACGGTCGAGTACGTCCTCAAGAGCGGCAGCAACTTTGTGGACACCGACAGCATCACCTTCGAGCTGAGCGGCAAGACCGCGACCGTGAGCGGCGCCCCCACCGACGTGGTGGCCGGCTACGGCGACGACATCAGCCTGCAGGTGGTTGACCTGGCCGCAACGCCCTCGGGCGGTACCGGCATCACGGGCACCTTCATCCCCGGCGAGACCGTCACCCAGGCGGTCACCGGCGCCACCGGAAAGCTCGTCTACGCCAACACCACGACCAACGTGCTCTACCTGGAGGTCGTGAGCGGCACCTTCTCGGGCGACAACGACATCACGGGCGGCGCCTCCAGCGCGACCTGGGATGCCGGCACCGGCGCGACCTACCCCTCGGCCTCCTCGTTCTCCGCGGACCTGAACAACGGCGAGGGCGCCCAGCCTTATGCCGGCAGCGTCTCGGGCAACAAGACCGGCGGCACGGCCGATACGATCCAGAACGTGTTTCAGTACAGCAAGTACCTGGCACGCCACGAGGAGGAGACCTTCTCCTTCCAGGGCCCAGGCACGACCGACGCTGGCACGGTGGGCCGGTTCTTCCGCAAGCTCAAGGACGCCTACTCCGAAGTGAAGCCTGGCGCCCCGGTCGGAACCTACACCGGCTCGCTGGCCTTCGCGCAGGGCTGGTTCCTGGACACCGACTACATCGCCGCGGCCGACATCCGCTCGTTCAGCGTCATCGACGACGCGGGCGTCACCCGCAACCCGCCGAACCTGCAGAGCCTGGTCATTTCCGGTGTTTCGGCAGGCTGGCGCGTGGCGGCCTTCCGCGACACCGGGCTGGGCAACGGCGCGATCCTGCGCAACGAGTTCGCCGTGGGCACGGTGGGCGCCGGCAACAACCAGGCCGGCGACAGCACCATCCTGATCGCCGCCAATACTCGCAGCGTGAGCCCCACCCCGGCGGACGTGCCGGACACGGGCGTGTTGTACATCCTGGACCCCAACGACACGGGCAACTACCTGCAGTTCCCCTACAGCGCCGTGGACCGGACCACCAACATTTTCACCCTGGCCTCGGGCACCATCGGCGACGTGACGGGCGCGGTTGACCTGACCGTGAGCGACAACGTGCATGTGGCGTTCATCCGCACCACCGCGGGCGGAACCAGCGTGAGCAACACGATGCAGTACGTCGCCTCGATCCCGATCTTCTTTGTGGCACGCAAGAAGGGCTACAAGCCCTTCCGCTCCACTACGGAGTTCACGAGCACCGGCGGCACGGGCGGTGTGGTGCAGAACAGCGACGGCATCGTCGACCTGCCCTAACCGATGGCGGAAAGGAACGACATCAGCGTCGACTGGGCGGAGTCACCTCGGATCATCGAGGTGGCCGCGCCCAGCCAGGCCCTGGAGATCCAGGACCTGCACGACACGCTGCGCGCCGACACCGGCGTGGGCTTTGCCGAGTCGGACCTCGACAACCTGGACGAGCCCTACCTGATCGACAGCGCCGGCAAGGAAAACCTCGGCGGTGGCGTGACGGTAGGGATCACCAGCACCCTGCAGAACGGCCAGGTAGCGTTTGAGAGCCGCCTGACACCGACGAGCAGCGGCAGCGTGACCACCCCAGACAGCAACGGGCGCACCCTGGAGGACAGCGGCGCCACCTTCATCACCGACGGCGTCACCCGCGGGGCGGTGGTGATCAACTTCAGCGACCAGAGCATCACCGAGGTGCTCAAGGTCCTGAGCCAGACCCAGCTCGCCTGCCGCGTGCTGCGCGCCGGCACCACCAACCAGTTCACGGCGAGCGACGCCTACAAGATCTGGAACGTGGTCCAGTGCGAGATCAGCGGCGGCAACCTGGTGGCCCAGGACCAGGCGGCCCAGGAGCTGGCCCCGGTCTTCCCTACCGCCTTCACCCAGATCGTGAGAACCGCCAGCTCGAGCGCGACCCTGCTGCAGAGCGACGTCCTCGCGGCCCTGGACCCGACACGCCTGGACGAGGTCTGGACGATCCTCGGCCTGGATGCCAGCAACCCGCTGGTCGTGACCAAGACCACCCAGAGCGCTGGCGCCATCGACCAAGCCATCACCGGCGACGGCGAGAACATCAGCACCGTAACCCGACAGCCGTAGGAGGCAAGCCAAGTGACCGTATCCGAACAAGCCCGAACCCGCGCCATCCTGGCGCTGGCCCTCGTCCTGATGATCGTCATCATGACGGCCGGCTGCGCAACCTTTCACGCGCCCGCCAGCCCCGAGGAGAGCCTGGCGCTCAACTACGCCAGCATCGAGAGCCTGGCGCAAAGCACGGCCAACAGCCTGCGCGTGGGCACCATCGACGCCAAGAAGGCGCGCAACATTTCCGAGGTGCTCGAACAGGCCTACCAGGTGAACAAGATGGCCGAGGCGGCCCTGGAAGCAGGGCAGATCGCTGACAGCCAGACCTACCTGCAGACCACGAGCCAGATCCTGACCCAGGTGGAGGTACTGCTGCAATGAGCGTAACAGCCGTCGAGATCGTCGCCGTTTTGAACGGCATCACCCGGCTGGGCATCGCCTGGCAGGAATACGGCCTGCTGATCGACAAGGCCCGACAGGAGGGCCGCGAGGTCACCATCGCCGACGTCAAGGACCTGGGCCGCCGGGCCCGCGTGGCGCTTGACGACCTGATCGGGGCCATCGAGGACGCCGAGGTACCGGGCGACGAGGCCCCGCCCAACGAGGGAACCCCGCACGATGCCTGAGAAAAAAGTGATAGCGGTCGGCGCCGCCGGCGCCGCGAGCACGGTCCTGATGTGGATCGCCGGCTACTACCTGCCGGACCTGATGGCAACCGCCCCCGTAGGCCTGGAGAGCGCCGTCACGGCGCTGATCGCCACGGCCGCGGGCTACATGAAGGCGAGCTGACGCCATGGGCCTGCTGGCGACCCTCCCGAGGGCCACCCGCGGGCACCTTGGCGACGCCAATGACAGCCTGACCAGGGCCACCCGCGGCTACCTGCAGAACGCCGCCGCGGTGATCCCGGAGCCCGTGCGCCGGGCCGGCGGCGGCCTGCGCCTGATCGAGCCCGAGTGGTACCGGGCCCAGGACAGCATCTTCTACCTCACGCTCGACGGTTTCACCACCGCGGCGCTGGAGGACGGCCAGACCCTGGTCGCCGACAGCCAGATCGAGCTGGAGCTGACCGGGCGCACCACGGCCCGGATGATCGAACCGGCCAGAACCCGGCCGGCCCCGGTTACGGCCTCACCGCCGAAACCCCAGGCTGTGGCGACCCGAAAGGCGGCATCCTCTCCGCCGCCGGCAGCGCCAGCAGGTGACGCCGAACGTCACCGCCTGACCCAGAGCGTCACCACCGCCCTGGAGATCGACGCTAAGAGCGACGCCCGAGTGCTGGACCCAACGCCAAGCACCCAGGGCATAAGCCTGCGAGGCAGCCTGTGGTTGAGCGGTGAGAGCCGTATCGAAGTGACGCAACAGGGAACCGACGACGAGCTGGTCGTCATCACCGCCTTATTGGCAAAGGAGCTAGACCGTGGCTGACAAGCACGCCAGCCGGAACCGGCCGCACCCCGCCGCGCCCGCGCCGTCGAACCAACCCGCCCCGCACCCGGCAGCCCTGACCTGCCACCGATGCGGCGCGACGTTTGACAGCATCCGCGAGGTCCTGGCCCACCTTCACGACACCCACCTCGGCGGCCGGGCCCGCGTCGAGGCCCCAGGAGAACCGTAATGCAAAGACCGATACACGCCCCCGCCGAGCTGATCGCCGCCCACAAGAGCCTGCTGACCGGGAGCTGCCGCTGCCGCCAGTGCGGCCTGGAATTCGGCTCGCTGTTCGAGACCGTGAGCCACATGGAGGCCGAGCACATGACCGCCCGCGAGCGCATCAAGGGCAAGGGCGAGAGCGCGCTCAAGAAGTAAACCATGGCAACCCAGAGCGCGAACGCTGTCCTGCAGGACCAGCTGATCGGTCATCAGGTCGACCTCATCAAGCTGGAGGGCACCGTTCGCGCCGACGTTTTGAAGGTCCTCAAGGAATTAGAGGGCGACCTTATAAAACGCCTCAACGCCGTCGATCCGACAGCTCCGAAACTTACGGCCTACCAGCAACAGCGCCTCAAGGCCCTGCTCAAGCAAACCCAGGGGATCATCGGGTCGAGCTTCGGCACCGCCCGCAAGGTGACCAACAAGACCCTGACCAAGCTGGCAGCCATGGAGGCCGGCCTGGCCGCGGGCAGCATGAACATCGCCATCGGGACCAACCTCGGGCTGCCGACGCTGAACCGCCAGCAGCTGCAGGAGATCGTCGCCGACGGCTTCATTCAGGGCGCCCCCAGCCGCGAGTGGTGGGCCAAGCAGGCGGCCGACACCGCCGAGAAGTTCAGGACCGAGATGCGCCTCGGGACCCTGGCCGGCGAGAACGTGGGCCAGCTGGCGAACCGCGTGCGCAAGATCATGGACGTGAAGCGCTACCAGGCCGAGGCCCTGGCGCGCACGAGCGTCAACAGCGTCGCCAACCTGACCCGGCTGCGCACCTACGCCGAGAACGCCCACCTGATCAAGGCGATCAAGTGGGTGAGCACCCTGGACAGCCGGACCACCGACACCTGCAAGGGCCTCGACGGCCTGATGTGGGACCCGACGACCTACGCCCCCATCGGCCATAGCGTGACCTTTCCCGGCCCGACGGCGCACTGGAACTGCCGCAGCACCCAGGTGCCGGTGACCTACAGCTTCGAGGAGTTGGCGAAAAACCCGACCAAGAAGGGCAAACGCCTCGCCAAGAAGCTCGACGCCGCGGGCGCCGCCACCCGCAGCGCCCTGGACGGCCAGGTTCCCAAGGGCGTGCGCTACGAGGACTGGCTGGCCGCCAAGGAGCTGGCCGAGCCCGGCTACGCCCTGACCAGCGGCGCCCTGACGCCGGCGAAGTACGCGCTCTGGAAGCAGGGCAAGCTCGACTTTAAGGGCCTGATCGACCAGACCGGCAACCCGCTGACCGTCGAGGAGCTGACCGAACGCCTCAAGGACATCATACCGGCCACCGCCCTGCCGGCCGCGGCGCTGGCCGCCCAGCAGCAGGCCCTGGCCGCCTCCTCGACGTTTCATGTGAAACAAGCCAAGGCCCAGGCCGACGCCATCACCGCCCAGGAGGCCCTGGACGCCCGCATCGCGGCAGCCAAGGAGAAGGCCAAGCTGCAGCAGAAAAGCGCCGCCCAGGAGCAGCTGAAGGCCTACGCCGGCAAGGATACGGCCCCCAGCGCCTACCACTACGGCGCGCTCAAGGACCTGACCAAGCAGAAAGGCGGCGCCTGGATCGACAGCCAGCGCAAGGCCGACCCGGTCGGGCTCCTGGAGCTGATCGACACCAAGGCGGCCAAGAAAAAGCTGTCGGTTGACCTGGCCCACTACAAGCAGGCGGTGACCAAGGGCAAGAAGCCGAGCGCCCAGGCCCAGGCGGCGTTTGAGGCGCTGCCCGACGAGGCGCAAAAGGACGTCCTCGACGCCATCAAGATCAAGCAGGCCGAGGCCCAGGCGGCGCTGGCCGCCGAGCAGGCCGCCGCGGCCAAGCAGGCCGAGCTGGCCGCCGCCAACGCCAAGGCCGCCGAGGAGATCGCCGACACCCTCGCCAACCCGACCGGCAAGACCAAGCTGGCGAAGGCCCTGCAGGACCTGGAGACCGACCCGGTGCTCAAGACCCTGAGCCCGTACCGCAAGCTCGCCAAGGCCAAGGAGCTGGCCTCCGCCGCCCAGGCCCAGGCCGAAAAGAGCGCGGTCCTGTCCGGCTACAAGAAAAAGCTGGTCTCGGGCGAGGCCCCGACGCCCAAGCAGAGCGAGGTGTTCAACTTCCTGACGCCCAGCGAAAAGGCCGCCCTCACCGACCAGATCGAGGCGCTGAACGACAATGTAGACGGCTACATTAACGCCGTCGCCTACGGCGCCAAGCCCACCAAGGCCCAGGAGAAGGCCTACAAGTTCCTGAGCCCAAAGGGCAAGAAGTCGGCCGACAGCGCGATCAAGGACCTCAAGGACGTCGTCACCCAGGTCGCCGAGGAGGGCGCCGCTGCGGCCGCCGCCGAGGTGGCCGAGGTCAAGGCCGAGGTGAAGGCCGCAAAGGCCGCTGCCGCCGCCCAGGCGGACGTGGACGCCGTTCTCGACATGAAGGGCTGGACCTACAGCCAGCCAAAGCCCGGCGGATCGGTCCCTGGCGCGGTGTTCAAGGACGAGGCGGGCCAGGAGTGGCTGGTCAAGTACACCGCCAGCGAGGACGTGGCGCTGAACGAGGTCCTCACCGCCAAGCTCTACCGCCTGGCCGGCATCGAGGCCCCGGACATGCGCATCATCAAGCTGGGCGCGGCAGCCGGCGACCGGGCCGGCAAGATCGGCGTCGCCAGCCGCTGGATCGAGGGCCTCAAGAAGGCCGGCGGGGCCGAGAAAATGGCGAAGCTGGAAGGCACCTACGAGGGCTTCGCCGCCGACGCCTGGCTGGCCGACTGGGACGTCGTCGGCCTGAGCTACGACAACATCGCCAAGACCGCTGCCGGCCGGGCCCTGCGCATCGACGTGGGTGGCGGCCTTCGCTACCGGGCCCAGGGCACGGCCAAGGGCGCGAATTTCACCACGACCGTGGACGAGCTGCAGAGCCTGCGCAACGGCAGCACCAACAAGCAGGCCGCGGCGGTGTTCAAGGACATCCCCGAGGCCAAGATCGAGGCCGGCGTGAGCCAGATCGTGCGCATCACCGACAGCGAGATCGACGACCTGGTCGAGAAGTACGGCCCGCGGGCCAGGCCGGAGCGTGAAAAGTTAGCGACGATCCTCAAAGCTCGCCGCGACGATCTCAAGAAGCGCTACCCGCACCTGGTGCGCGAGGCCAAGGCGCCGCCGCCCCCGGACCTGGGCAAGCGAGTCAGCAACGAGGAGTACAAGCGCGTGACCAACGCCCGCGCCACCGGCTACTCCATCCGCAGCGACTACGACGCCATCGAGGACCAGCAGATCCTGATCCACCACGAGACCACCGGCAGCGCCAAGTACACGGTCGCCACCATGAAGCTCAGAGGCGACGCGCTGTCGAAGTTCGAGGCCTCGGTCAGCGCCAACAAGACCACCGCCATCGGCCTGGACCACGAGGCCCTGGACAACAAGCTGGTGACCGCGATCAAGGGGATCGCCTACCGGGCCAACCGCAGCGAGGCGCTGGAGCTAAAAGACGTCGAGCGTGTCCAGGCGGCCCTGGAGGCCTGGAAAAAGGCCCACGCCGACATGACCGCCCTGATCCGCAAGGGCGCCTACACCACGGCCCAGCGCGCCGACCTGGAGCGCCACTACAAGCCATGGTTGGACGCCCTGGAGACCGCGGCCGCCCGCGGATCCGGCAAGACCGCGGTGTGGACCCCGCCGACCAGCGGCAACTTTGCGGGCATCAAGCTACCGGCGCCCAAGGTGGTCGGCCAGACCGGGCCAACCTGGACCCCGGTCGCCGCCGAGTTCGATGCCGGCGACTTCAGCCGCGGCCACGTCACCAAGAAGGCCGGCGGCTACCGCGGCAGCACCGGCCTGAAGGCCTACGAGACCACCCTGCCCGACGGCACCACCATCCGCGTCTGGGACAGCAACACCGCGGCGGCCATGAGGGGCCGCGTCGAGATCCGCGTCAAGGGCCAGGACGTGGGGGCAGCCAACCGGGCCGTGGAGGCCCTGGACGAGGCCACCGGCATCGACACCGCCCTGCCGACGGCGGCCATGGAGGAGGAGCTGTACCTCACCCAGCTGGCCTATGCCCGGAAAACCAACTGGCGCGACTTCGAGAAAAAGATCGCCAAGGGCAAGACCCCCGAGGAGCGCGTCGAGATCGGGCGGAGCTGGATCAGCCGTGAGCTGGGCTACGACATCGAGGAAAGCGGCTTCTACGACCCGGCCGGTAGCCGCGGCGCCTTCGAGACCGGGCGCGTGCACCGCTTCCGGGCCGACTTGCTGGGCGACCCCGGCTGGGCGCGCTTCGAGCGCGACTACCGCCTCTACCATCACCTCTACGACAGCAGCGGCATAAACGGCTACATCGAGAGCATCGACAAGATCCTGTCCTCGGGCGGACGCATGGCGCCGACGACTGACAAGCTGCGCCTGGGCATCATCCCCAAGGGCATGAGCCCGGAAAGCGACCTGGGCACCGGCGGAGCGGACTTTTTCTTTACCCGCATCAAGACCGTGGACAACGCCGAGAGCCACGTCGGCCTGACATGGAAGGCCCGCGAGGCGGCCAGGGTGGACGCCATCAGCTACGACGGCGACAAATTCGGCCGCACCGACACCACCGCCTACATCCTGCGCAACCGCAAGTCGAGCATCGAGGAGATGCGCCAGGCGGCCCGGAACGGCAGCAACGAGACCATCCTGAAAGGCGGCAGCTCGTTGTTCGACAACTTCGACGCCTTCATCGTACCGAAAGGCGGAAAGGCGCGGTTTATCCGCTTCTTGCGGGAAAAACACGGGTATACTCAGTGGCCTGACGGCCGGTCCCTGGACGAGGTCGTCCGCGAGGCCAAATACTCATGAGCGAGACAACCGACCTGATCGAGGAGGCCAACGCCCACGGGCTGCGGCTCACCTTCGCCGACAGCCCCGAGTTCGAGGTGCTGATCGTCGGCGCCGGCGAGACCGAGGGCGACCTGGTCCTGGCAACCGCCAACTGGCTGGAGCCCCTGCCGGGCGCCTTCCCGCTGCACCGCTACCCGGCCACCGTGACCGAGACCCCGGACGGCTGGCAGCTGACCGACCTGGCGAGCACCATCCGCCTGGACCGGATCAACGACGGCATGCCAGAGATCCAGGCCACCTACGACGCCTACCGGCGCCAGCTTGAGGCCTCGGCGAGGAGCCAGGGCGACCTGGCGGGCATCATCGAACGGGAGGCGGCTCAAGGGGGGGTGTAAAACCGCCGACAACCTGTTAAATTTCAGCCACCCACCACCCAAAAGCGAGACACGGCACATATGGCACTAAAGGCTTTCTACAAGACCCTCGACGAGATCCCGGAAGCGCTGCGCGAGCATTACAAGCAACAGAGCGACGGCCGCTACAAGTTTGACGCCGACGACATCGAGGACGTCACGGGTCTGAAGTCTGCTCTGGAGCACGAGCGCGAGGAGCGCCGCACCTATAAGGGCAAATTCGGCGAGGTCCAGGAGGCCATCGGCGACCTGTCCACCGAGGAGCTGAAAGCCCTGGTGGAGGAGCACAAGAAAGGCCAGCGCAAGAAGGCCATCGACGAGGACAAGGTCGAGGAGCTGATCCAGGCCGAGCTGAACAAGCGCATCGGCAAGATGCAGGAGACCCACGCCGAGGAGCTGGGCAACATTTCCAAGGAGCGCGACGCGTTGAAAGGCCGGCTGGAGGTCGTCCTGATCGAGAACGCGCTCAGCAGTGAAGCGACACGGGCAGGGGCCCTGCCTGACGCGCTACCAGACATCGTCCGACGGGGCCGCGAGCGGTTCTACCTGGAGGGCGATGGTGTCGTCGCAAAGGATGGCGAGGGCAACGTGCTCTACGGGTCGGACGGCAAGAGCAGCCAGACCGTGGGCGAATTCATGGAAGAACTCAAGGGCGGAGCGCGGCATTTGTTCCAGCCCTCGAAAGGCGGCGGTGCCGGCAAAGACTACTCCGGGCACAGTGGTGCTGGCCAGGGGAACCAAACCCTGCGAGGCGTCGACAGGATGCGTGCTGCGCACGCAAACGAGTGACACCCGCGGACCCTGACTATTGACCGGGCGATGGACGCCCGACAAGGAGACACGATATGGCACTGCTTCTCCAGGAGGCCAGCAAGCTGGCCCAGGACCAGCTGCGTGCGGGCATCATCGAGGTTTATGTTCAGAACAGCCCGATCCTCGAGCGCGTAGACTTTCTCAACATCCGCGGAAACGCCTACAGCTACAACATGGAAGGGGCCCTGCCGGGCGTGGCCTTCCGTGGCGTGAACGAAGGCTTCAGCGAAAGCACTGGCGTGATCAACCCCCAGACCGAGACCCTGCGCATCGCAGGTGGCGACCTGGACGTTGACAGCCACATCATCCGCACCCGCGGCCCCCAGGTACGCGCAGCGCACGAGGCCCTCAAGGTCAAGGCGATGGCCCGCTACCTGAACCGCATGGTGTTTGACGGCAACAGCCAGTCCGACCCCCGCGAGTTCGACGGCCTGAACGCACGCCTGACCGGCAGCCAGAAGATCCTGGCCGGCTCCGGTGGTGCAGCCCTGACGCAGGACATGCTCGACGACCTGCTGCGGGCGGTTCCAGGCGCCAACGCCATCCTGTGTGGCGACGGCGGTCACCAGCTGTTGACCAAGCTGCTCCGTGCCGACACCCAGGTGAACACCACGACCGACGCCTTCGGCCGCCAGGTGACCACCTATGCCGGCGTCCCGCTGCTCAACGTGGGCAAGGACGAGACCCACACCGACATCCTGGACTTCGACGAGGACCCAGGCGATGCGACCTTCGACACCACGAGCATCTACGCCGTGCGTTTCGGAAGCGCGGACGCCGAGGAGGACCTCTTCGGCATCCAGACCGAGAGCGGCCTGATGGCCCGCGACCTGGGCGAGCTGGACAGTAAGCCCGCGCTGCGGACCCGTGTGGAATGGGACATCAGCCTGGTGCTGGCATCCCGCGACTGCGCGGCCCGTCTCTACGGCATCACCAACGCCATCGCGTAAGCGGTGGATCGGTAACAGGAAAAAGGAGTAGCGACCATGGCACTACCTGACTACGTACAGCGCCGCAAGGGCACCTTCGACGTCCTCGGCCTCCTGACCACCGAGGACCAGAGCATCACCGCCACCGGCGCGGGCTCTGGCCTGAAGGTGGGCAAGGGCGCCAAGTTCGACATCAACCTGCACGCGGACACGATCAGCGGCACCACCCCGACCCTCGACGTCGTGATCGAGGGCTCCGACACCGGAGCCTTCGGCGGCGAGGAGGAGGCGCTGTTCTCGTTCCCGCAGCTCGATGACAGCGCAGACCCGGTGGAACACCAGCTGGCCTTTGAAAGCGAGCACGAGTACATCCGTGCGAGCTGGACCATTGGCGGCACGGCGACCCCGACGTTTGTGACGACCATCAGCCTGCGCAACTAAGGCGTTAACCCCGGACCCGTGGCCCCCTTCGCGGGGGGCTGCGGTTTTCACCGTACCCTGGAGGAGACATGGCAACACGCAAAACCACCGATCAAGCCGCCGAGGAGTACCCCACCCTGAGCGACGCAGAGCCCGCCCAGGCGGAGCCCGCCGAGGCCGAAGCAACCGCACCGGCCAAGGACAAAGCCGCGGCTGCCGCGCCCGTGTTCAACCCCCGGCGCCCTTTCAGCATGGTCTGGCACGAGGGCCTGAAGGCCTACCTGCAGAACGGCGTCATTTTCGACCGAGGCAGCAAGAAGCCGGTCGGCAAGGCATGAGGGCACTAGATGGCCATCGACACGACCCCAGGAGGCGCTGACGCCGACGGCTACATCAGCCTGGCTGATGCGGAGACCTACCACGCCAACCGGGTAGACAATGCCGCCTGGGACGCTGCCGATGACCCCACCAAGGAGCAGGCGATCAAGAACGCCACCATGCTCCTGGACCTTCTCGACTGGAAGGGCACCAAGGAATACGAGACCGGCGCGCTGCGCTGGCCCCGCGACGGCGTCTACGACCGGGACGGCTACGCCCTGGACGCCACGACCATCCCCCGCTTTTTGGAACGCGCTACCGCCGAGTGGGCCTTTGTGCTGCTGCGCGACGGCGACACCACCGCGCCGCCCGGCAGCTCCGGCCTGAGCGCGATCAAGGTGGACGTGATCGAGCTGGAGTTTGACACCAACCAGCAAAGCGCCACCCAGGAGGCCCAGGGCACGCCGGACAGCGTGCAGGCGATCATCGCCTTCTACCTGGAGGGCTCGCCCTTCACCATGCGCGTGGTGCGCACCTGATGGGCCTGCGCGAGACCATCGCCGCCCAGGTGACCGGCGCCTTCGCTACGGTCGACAACCTCAAGACCGCGATGACCCTCTACGAGCAGACCGCCGGCAGCTACAACCCGGCCACCGGCGCGGTCACCCGCACCACAACCCAGCACACCGTCAACGCGGTGCTGACCAGCCCCAAGCGGCAGGACCTGGAGGACCCGATGGTGCGGGCCACCGATGCCGTGGTGCTGATCGACCCGGCCGAGATCCCGAGCGTGGTCCCCCAGATCGGGCAGCGGATCGCCGACGGCACCGACGACTACGACATCGTCAAGGTCACCGGCGTCGCGCCGACCGACACGGGCCCGGCTCTGCTCTGGAAGCTGGTCGTGCGCCGGCCCACCGCGGAGGCCGCCTGATGGCCGACGGCGTCGAGTTTGACCTGCACGACATCAGCGCCGCGGCCAACGAGATCGTCGCCGAGCTGGGCATCCCGACGGCCGACGCCGTCAAGAAGCTGGGCCTCGACCTTTGGTCCGACGTGACCGAGCTGGCCCCGGTGCACACCGGGCGTTACCGGGCCGCCTGGAACCTGAACGAGAACACGCCGGATGAGGGGGTACCGCCACCGCACGACGGCGACATAGAGCACGGGACCGAACTGCCGCCACCGCCGGCGCCGGGCCTGAACCTGGGGAAGTACCCAGTGCTCTACCTGAGCAACGCCCTCCCCTACGCGGTGCCGATAGAGGAGGGCCATAGCACCAAGAAGGCGCCCGACGGCGTGCTCAAGGTGGCCCTCGCGGGACGGGGGCTGCTGTGACGTACCAGGCCGAGCTGGCAGCCATTGAAACACGGTTTCTGGACAACTGGAGCGCGACGCCTGTGGCGATGGGCTCCGACGGCCCAGTGATAGACCCGACATCCAAGGCCATCGTCGCCCAACCCGACGACAGCTCCTGGTGCCGGTTAGTAGTGCGCGGTGCGCGAGAACAGCAGGCCAGCCTCGGTGGGGCAGGCACTAAACAGTTCCGCAATTTCGGGCTGGTGATGATCCAGATCTACACCCCGATGCGGAGCGGCCACGCCGCAGGACGTGTGCTCGCGGATACCGCTGCGGCGATATTCCGGGCCCAGGCGTTCAGCGGCATTACCTGCCGGGCCGCCAGCGTGATCGAGCTAGGCAAGATCGACGGCGGCTGGAACCAAACCAACGTAGACATCCCGTACTTCCGGGACGCCTACCTGTAAGGAGACAAGAGAATGAGTGACAGCAGCCGCGTCCAGATGGCCTACGCCAACGAGGTGACCTGGGGGGTTATTCCCGCCGTCGCGTTCACCTCGCTGCGCTTTACCGGCGAGGGCCTGAATTTCAACATCGCCAACATCGTCAGCAACGAGATCCGCAGCGACCGCCAGATCACCGACCTGGTCCAGGTGGACGCCGAGGCCTCGGGCCCGCTCAACTTCGAGATGAGCTACGGCACCTACGACGACTTCCTCCTGGGCGCCCTGTTCGACAGCGCCTGGAGTACCGCTGTGGCCGTGAGCGAGACCGACATCACCGCCGCCAACGCCGACAACAGCTACAACACCACCGCGGGCGACTTCGTCACCGACGGCGTGGTCCCCGGCATGTGGCTGCTGGCCGCCGGTTTCAGCAACGCTGCCAACAACGGCTTCTTCCGCGTGGTCAGCGTCACGACCACCAAGATCGTGGCCGCCGGCCTGACCCTGGTCGACGAGACCGCGGGCACCCGGACCTTTGACAACGACGGCATGATCCGCAACGGCGTCACGGAAAACAGCTTC